CAGATATCTCCGCCCTACAAACTTCCCCAAGTTCCTTAACCTTCCAAGCTTTTACTTCTTCCAGCGTCATCTTATCAATATCTATAACTGGATTAATTTGCTCGTCAAGTCTTTGAACCTGTGCCACAATATCAATCTTCGTTAACTGAAGTCTAAACGCATCACAGAATTTGCTTTCGCCTGGGCAGTATTCATTCTTCAGATAACTTAACTCAGTAAATGTATCTAAATCCAAATATGTTGCAATAAGATTACCATCTTGGAAAATCTCAAGCTTCGTAATCTCAGAAAAATCGTTGCTTACTTTCTATAAGTCATTACCTTGTACTTTAATTGTCATAGTGTTCGCAAAATCCTGCGAGTTCCAAGATACAAGATAGTATACCTTACTATCATCGTTATTTAATTTCGCTGTTATAATCATATCGATTATCCTCCATCTTTCCATAAACAAATATTTATAATTACCATGTATATGTTGAAAGCCCTGCGAAAGTAACATTCGTAAGGCTCTTCCAGTTAGTTGCCGTCCTATAGGAGGCAACGAGATTATCTGGGACATAAATTGTCTTTGCACGATTTGCTCCAGAAAATGCGTTTGTGTTTGTTAATGTTACAAGCGTTGTCGATGGCATAACAATTGTTTTCAAATTTCGGCAGTCACCGAAGAAATACTAAGCTATATAATGCAATGAAACTGGAAGAATACATTTCTCCATACTATAGTTATATCTAAAAACATAGCTGGGCGCAGTAACCCCGCTTAAATCAAACCCAGTCAAGTCCATTTCTTGTAGTGACATCATATACCCAAAAGCATAATCTGCATAACTGCTAGTAACTCTGCCTGATGTCAAATTGCTAATAAGCGGTAAAGATTTAATTCTGGCACTCGTATTCCAACAAAACGAATTGATATATATCGCCGATTCAAAGCTGAAATTCGAGATATCCAATTCTTTCAGGTTTATAGTATATTGGAACATACATCTGAAATCTGTTACCTTTGATGTATCGAAATGAGACACATCCAAATGCTCCAAATTTCGACAAGCATTAAACATGTAATACATAGTCGTAACTTTTGATGTGTTAAAATGAGACAAATCAAGCGATTTCAGATTAGTGCAACCGCTAAACATTGAAGAAAAACTAGTAACGTTTGTTGAATCAAATCCAGATAAATCAAGTTCTTCTACAGATGCACAAGCATTAAATATGGCCCCAAAACTCGTAGGCAAAGTTACTACCCACCTTGACACGTCAATCGTTTTTAATAAATAACAACCATTAAATATATTAGTCATTATAGTTACTTTACTTATATTCCACTTCGAAACATCTGCTTTCTATAAAGTCCAACATGAGGTGAAAAGATTATCCATTCTTGTGACGTTGCTTGTATCCCAATCACTACAATCTAAAAACTTAAGCATATAACATTCATTGAACGCACAATACATTGTCGTGCATTTCGAAGTAACGAATTTATCACTCTCATTAAGATATCTAAGTCTCCTACAGCAATAAAATGTCTATGATAATGAAGTTACTTCAGAATTATACCCAGTTATATCAATGTTCTCTATATTATAGCAATTTCCCCAAACAAAACCTAAACTTGTAAGTTTCTTCAAGTCTAAGATCGTATCAGACTATACAAAAAAATTCCCCCAGTTTGAGAATGTTGTTAAATTCGGAAGCCGTCCATATCTCTCCACTAATGGCTAGTATGAATATGTTCTATTTGTCCTTCCATCCGTCCTCAATGTTGCTGTCATATCACGCAGTCCAATGCTCGTAATCGGCTACCCAGCTGTCGCAGCTGTAACACGATATACAACATATCCAGTAATCGTAGATTCAATCCATTCCTCAAATACCGCTCCACTAGCTTTAGTTGTAGTCGCCTATACCTAGAATGCTCCATTAACAATTTGCCCTCGTTCTACTTTATATCCGCCGGAGCACGCACAATAAATGCCGACCCATTCATCATAATGGTCTGCTTGACTAGTGTCGTATGTAAAATACATCCCCTCAAAACTAGTTATATCAATAGTAGAATAATCAGGCCAATCATCTGGTCTTACCCACTTTTCATCTGGGTTTGAAGCGATTTCAGCATTCAAAATCTCCGCAGCCATACTGTCGGTAGTAATTAAATCATGTGTTCCTCTTTTCTTACGGATGGAGTTGGCAATATCCGTGAGATATCTGTCATCTATTAACACTTTACTCATCAGTATCCAACTCCTTCCGAATCTGCGAAGGTGACACTAACCTTCGTTGATAAGTCCTATATCAGATCGGCGTAGCTTACTTTGAAAAGATTTGTCCCATTTGAGAATAGAACATACGCATTATTTGCGACAGTTCCGTTTACAACCTGGTTTATATCCTATGACCCATGAATTTCCGCATAGATAGGGTTTACAAACTTTGCCGCACCACGGACAATCAGATTTCCAGAATTCAGTTCTTCTGTCTATACCGAATCTGCAACAACATTTTCTAATACAGTTGTAGTAGCCACTGCGTCACCTTCCTTTCTATAATAAAAATAGAGCGGTGGTTGACCGCTCTTTAATACTCTATAAATTCATTAGCCCAAATATCCCCACTTTTGTAAATACTCATATAAGCAGGAGATAGGATTATTTCATTTCCAGCAGATGTTTCTGGCTTTTCGCCTTGATAAACCGTAAACCAATTCGTCCCATCTACTGATACTTCTGTTACGTTTGAATGGTAAGTTCTGCCATCTGGATAGTAATGCCAAATCTTGATTTTTGTTACATGCTCAACAAACCCGATATCAAATATCAGCGAATGTGATCCACTACTTGTCCCAATGTAAGCGCTATTAACAATACCATCTGTTATAACACTATTGCTATAGTTTGTGCTGTCAATTTTAACATCACGTCCCCAGGCTATATTTTCACCAACATCATTAAATACCTAGAACTCGCACCAATGACTATTGGCATTAGCCGTACTTCCATTTGTGGTGTCCCTAACATATCTTATATCCATCCCAACCTCATTAAAAAATGGGGCTTGAATAATTCCTGTTTTATAGAATTGTGGAGATATTTCATAGTCACGTTTATGGCATTCCTAATAATCAGAAATACATTCTATTCGTAGATTTCTCAATGAATAATTATGAGAATACCCTAGTGTCGAAAATATAAAATACTAACATGAATACCTCATGTTATTCCCACCATTAAACTCAGCCGACCATGTTTTCCAATCAGTTGTGCGATTACTCCCACTAAAATAGATTGGGTAGTAATATGTTGACCCATCTTCAAATTCAGCAACTTTTGTCCCAGCTGGATAAGTTACCGTTCCAGAATAAGCTGATTTCAATGTAATAACGTTCCCAGAAATAGATGAATATGAATATGTAGCAATAGCTCTTCCGTATCCCCAAGCTTTATTTTCACATATTCCGACCCTTTGATAAGTTCTATTTGTTGGCCAATTAGCAGAACTAGTGAGAGTTACAGTTGTATCTCCTGGTTTTAATTCTGCTGCCAAGGTAGTATTTGTTTTTGCTCCATATGGCTTATTTGTTGAGGCAATACCAATAGATGCTTTCTTATTATCATAAGGTCTTAACGCAATATAAAATGAAGATGTCCCACTTACTGTATTAAATTTTATATCGAAAGATATTCTATATCGTCTATTGGAAGAAACTGGAATATGATATCCACCACTCTATATTAAATCTCCAGTAACAGTCAATACACCATTAGATACAGTTACTCCAGATCCACTCCAACTATCAGTTCCTTTTGAAAAATCTCCATTGTATATTAAATTGGTGACATCACTCATACAACGCCACCTCCCATCATATATAATTCTTTAATTGCATCCTCACTTAGTGCAGTAGCGTACATTCTTACATCGGATATCTTCCCCGTCCATCTGTAGTTCACATGATCCGTATATAAAGCACCAATAACAAGCTCATGTGTTGTAGAAATATTTCGAATTGCCGGAACTGATGCGAGTTCCTATCTAACTCCATTGATATAAAAATATCCCTTTTTAGCATCTGAGAAATTTCTCACCATTACTACATGCGTCCATTTATCATATATATCTGAAAATATATTGGCTGTCCAAACTTCTGTAGCCCCAGAGCCATCAGCGGTTGACCACAAAAACTTATTTTGACTATGGTTAAAATATATTGCACAACCCACACTAGCCGCACCAGTTGTCTTGTTCGAAATCACAGGCTAATAAGTTTTATTTGAAGCCTCTAGATTAATCCATGCAGAAATTGTAAAATCGCCAGTTCCAATATGCTATGTATTAGCAGTTGTTCGTATCCAAGAATCTGTTCCGTTAAAGACATAACACCCCTAATTGATTGGAGATTCGGCATTAACAAACGTTCCATTTTTCGTTCCATTATACTAGTACCCAGAGCAATCAAGTTCTGCGGTAGAACCAAGTTGAAGAGAAGAGTAGAGTGCATCAGATGAGTTTGGTATCCAAGGAGTAGCAGTAGAACCCTTTTCAAATTTTAAGCTATTTGGTGCTATTTCGAACCAATCGCCAACGCTCGAATTGCTTGTTCCATAACGAGTACATATATATAAATTCGACACATCTCTATCGCTTTTTGATGTAAATGTAATGCTAAAAAATCTATAATCAGTAGTCGATAAATCTCCTCTATTTACCCATAATAATGCCTAATTACCACTAGAACTAATTAGGTATAAATTCATGTTTGCATTGCCTCTTAGTCTACAACTTACAGTATATTCTGTATTTCTTTCCCATGAAGTCGGTGGGAACCAAAGACCACCTTCACTACCTGAGTTTAATGTGTATTTTTTTGAAACACCATTAAAATCAGTATTTGTTAACAAATTGTCTCCACCAAACCCTCGATTGCTTAATGGGTAATGAAGAACTATCCCCTATGAAATCTTTCTAATCTATTCATCTTTAAGCGCTTCTGTATAAACCCTTATATCATTACAATAAAACGGAAAATACTTCGCTGGTCCATTTCCTCCGTCTACTTGATTGTTACAAATATAAAAATTTCTCATCGGAATATCATTAGCAAGAGGATTTACAATAGAATTTGTTTTCTATAACGTTCCATTAATATATATTTTTTCCACTTTTGTATTTATATCAAATACGCCTGCTATGTGTACCCATTTATCAAAAGGAATGGAAGATACTGATGTTCTTACTAAACTTGATCCAGATCTAATCGATGCCATTACATTTAGATTCGTAAACGTACCAATGGTTCCACTAGAATAGATATTATTAGTTACCAAATGCAATGATAAACCGCCATAACTATTATTACCTAATAACAAACATAGCATATTTGGATGAGTAGAATCCCAGGTTGTATATCCGTTAACGATAGATCTAATTTCGCTTTCTGGAAATTTGAACCATCCCATCATTGTGATGCTATTTTCATTTATGTCCCACTAAGTTCCTAGCAATCCAGAATCAATAGCACCTGTAACTTTAATACACTTGCCAATTTTTCCGTTTGCGTCTGTTGAAAATAATGTGGATGTTGACTATGCCGTGGATAATCCTTGATTTTTTAATTCGCCCAGACAAGGTGCCCAATATACTAATCCCATATTACACCTCCACATACTCGCCTTGTGTTAGGAAAGTACCGTTGTTTGAAAGCGTAATGGGAGTATGGTATAATTCCATAACATCATCAGCCGATAGAGCGGTTGCATAAATACGAAAATCAGACATAAGTCCTTTATATGGAGTTCCATCGTTAGACCTAACATCTCTTCCAATTCTATATGTTGTGGGGAATGTAAGAGCACTATGAGCTGCGGTAGATGTTGCTTTTAATACTCCATCAATATAAACCTTTATATCAGATGTGCCGTTTTTTGTAATACACACATGCTACCAAATACCATCAGTAATAGTCGCACCGCTATAGCCTACGTCTGGACTACCATTCCAGTAACCTCGAATTATATTGCCAGCTGTTTTTTCAATACTCCAAGAAATGGCACTATAACTACCAAAATAAACAGATCTTGCCCCATTTTCACTAGATGGCTTAATCCAAAACGAATAAGTAACGGCAGCATTAATGATATTAGATAACGGAAGATTTTCAATGAGTATTCCATTGTCTATGCCATTAAATACGGTTGATACTTGATATCTTGGGGTATCTCCACTGTACGTAAAAACACCAATCGCCGATCCATTATATCCATGGCCAGAAACATCATAAAAAATAAAGTCTCTAGACGTTGGAGTGTATAATGTTGCATGATCCTTAAGTTCCAACTAAATATGTCTACCTATTGTGTTCTTCGACCCAGTAGTTCCTCCACTGTGGTCTAAAATCCACCCACCAATACTAGTTAATGTTCTGTTGGAATCGGTTGTTACACTTATTTCAAAATAGCGTTCCTTACCATCTGCTACTAAATGATCCCAATCCTAAACCAATGTATCTGAACCACTACTATACCGAGCATATATTGTTATTCTTGGGTTTACCCAATTGCCATCAGAGGCATTTCTTGTTAAATAACCACTTAATGTATATGTACCATGTTGAGATGTAGTATAAGTGTAACTCATACCATCACTATTTTGACAATTGAAGTTTTGCCTATTCGCTGGCAATAAATTGGTTGTCCCATCATCTAGTCCCATAACATGATATAAGCTATCTGTTTTATACGGTATCCAAGGCGTTGCTTTGCTTCCTCTTTCCAACTTCCAGTTTTTATATTCTATTGTTGTTTGCGAACCATGTGCGGTTCCACTAGACCCCATGCTCCACAAACATTGATTGTTTTGTGAATTATTTGTAGTTAATGTAGCAGATACTCTATGCCAATTACCATCACATTGTTCTGTTGTAAGAACGGATGAGGCTCTAACAGATACTTGATTATTTGTTCGAAAATCAAATCCATATCCAATTGTCCCAGTAGTATAATTTGTTACTCTTATGTCAACAGATACAGTATATGTATTTGTTCCAGTAGTTAATTCTTGGCATGTGATATCTAAATCGGTGGATCCAAACCTCCATGCATTCCAGGCATGACTTGTATCTGTAACTTGTATTTTTCCAATATGTGTTTCTAAGTCATAAGAACGTGTATTATATGACCCATAATCACTGCCAGATAAATTCACATCTTTGTTTTTGCAAATATTGTCTACTCCAAACCCTTCTCTATTAAGCGGATAGTGTAATACCAACCCTTTGGATATCTCTTTAATTTCACGAGGAGAGAGGGCTTCATCATATATTCGGAAATCATTTATTAAACAATTTGTTTGATATGTTGTTTTAGTATTACTGCATCCTATTGTAATTGTAGTAATTTTATCAAATGCTGGAATTATAGTAGTTGTGTAATCCTAATACAATTCTCCATTTATATATACTAAACAATGACCAGTTTTATATACTAGTGTTATATGATACCAAGTATTTAATTCTGTTAAATTTGGTGTCGTATAACTAGCATTGGAAGCAGAAGACCCATTACTAATAGTAAAACAACAACTATTACCATTACTGTTTCGTAATAATCCAAATACATAATCATTCCATGCAGAGCCACCAAGACCAGCCTAAAAGTATGTTTCATAACTTGAATTTCTTGTTATAAATTTAATCCAAAATGACACTGTACATTCTGTGGATAAATTTCGCATACATTCTTTTGGTAATTCTAAATAACTTCGGCCAGTCCCAAATTGATAACATTCCCCAATTTTACCATTAGTGTTTATTATCGCATTAGTATTCGTAACTTGATAATTTGATAATCCTTGATTATTTAAATTCCCATTCAGCGGTAACCAAACCTGTAAAGCCATCCTTTCACCTCCTTAAAAATAAAAATAGAAGAGTGAGGAGTCGAACCTCGCCCTTCCCAAATAAAAAGGAGAGGCATCATTCCTCTCCATCATCAGTTTCTTGATATTCAATTATATCACTGTCTCGTAAAATCTCCGAGACTAAAAATAAGTATTCATCTAAATCCATAACTTCTCCTTCTCTCCCCGAAAGATTGTAGCACGAGGTGAAGAGGAGGGCAAGGTTAATTAAATACAAAGTTTAGGCAATTGAGGGTTCTGTCCATAACTAGGCTGCACGAGCCACTTATGTCTGTTCCAGTTGTACCTATAGCAACTTCGCCGTTGAATGCAGCATCTCCTAGTCCATCAATAGAAGCGACACTAGTTCCTGCCGCTTTCCAGATAAATCCTCTAGTTGTGGCTCCAGACATGTAGCTATAAATACCCCAATCGCCTTGAACGTATCCGTGTTTGCCACCGCTTGAAGTTGTGCGCATTGCCATACCATAGTTAGACGGAGTTAAATCATAAAATGAAAGACCGCCAGTGGTTGATCCAGATGTTGTTCCAGATACTCCAACACGAACCACATTGGCAGTAATCGTTGTAGCAGATGAAATAGCCCCCGACATAGAAAGACTTGTCCCACTAACTGCACCAGTAAATGTAGCTCCCGACAGTTTAGCATAAGTAGTTGAGATGGTAGCACCGTTTCCATCTTGAGTTGCCTTAGTCGCAGCACCAACAGTGACATTAGATGCACTAGACCACTTCATTTGCCCGCCAGATGCAAAAGCATCAATACCAACAAGATATGTGAAACCAGTAGATTCCACTAGGGATGTAGCATTCCATTTAATTGGCCCAGTCATCGTTCCGCCAGACAATGGGAGAGCATAAGAACTGTAATTTGTTGAATCAAGTACTTTTCTCCAAGCTTGCCATGTACCATTATTTTTACCACGCACTGCAATTTGCCCTGTACGGTAATCCTAGTAAATTTGTGCAACCCAATAAGAGTTATATCCATGGACAAACGCTGCTCCATCAGAAATGTTATATATATCAGTTGTACCAGTTACATAATAAATACCATTGGTGATTGCACTATCAATTGCTGTACCAGAGGTAGTTGTGTTCTTAAAACCAGCAAGATTATTTGCTGTCGTAGCTGTGGTTGCTGTTGTAGCGGATGTCGCCGTGGTTGCAGTTGCTGCGTTACCTGAGATACTGATGTCCCATGTGCCTGAAGCGCCTGTTCCAGTCTTAGTGACTGTATAATTGGTATAATTCCCAGAATGAATTAAATCAATCCACGGCTTCCAAGATGTAGCCTTTCTTCTCACGGATATTTTATCTGAGTCTGGGTCAAAATAAATTTGATTGCCATAAGTCGTACTAGAACAACCAATGGATATAACACTACCATCATTAGCCGATAATGTCCCATCTGAATATGTAACACCATTACCAATCATAGTTGCTTTAATCTTTAACGCCTCAAGAAAAGCATCTAGATTTGCGGCGGTAGTAATTGCCGCGCCGACTGATAAAGAATTCGCAGTAGTGGCAGTTGTGGCATTTCCATTGAACTAAGTTGCTGTAATCTCAGCTGGAAATGTTGCGTTAAATGACGTATCCCAAGTGTATAGATGATTCTTAGAAACCATATTATTCGGAGAACTGTAGACATTTGTGCCGATAAATCTAATATCACTGACACTAGCAGAATTATATGTTGTACTTACCGCAGTCTATCGGAAAGTAATTCGATATCCATAAGCATTGCTAGTTTGCGTTGATCCGCCTCCGAAAGTTCTTTGTGAAAAGTATCTAATATTATTACCACTCCAGCCGCTAACGCTTTGCCCTGTGAATATATTCGTATACGTATCTTTTGCCCCGATAGTTGAGCAATCCAAATCCATTACACAAGTGTTACCAGCAGTGGAAAACCACACGTAAATGCCACTAAATGTCACGTATCTATCAGTTGGTATAATGGTTATTCGAAGTTGATTATTCACAGTATTTGTGGATACAGATGAGGATTTACCAAGGACAAAAGATGTCCCTCTTGTCTCAGCAAACAAGCCTACTTTCTATGCATCCGTTGCGCCGTAATCCGTCCATGTCGAGCCGCCATCGGTACTATACTGAATAGTAATAGCAGAAGCAGGAAGCCCGAAGCTCTTATTTGATGCAGCACTTCCTATGTATGCTTGAGTGATTGGATCGAGATTTGCCGTAACCGCACTACCTCCAAATGTAATATTGTTAACAGTGTGAGTGTGCGAATTGTCCGCAACGGTTGTAGCGATTGACCATCCACTTGAACCATCCGTAGTCGCAGAACCAGTGACATCACCAGTTAATTCGATTTTTCTCGTGCTACTAAATTTCGTCGCTGTCGCTGCGTTACCAGTGATGCTCGTAATACTCGGAAGCGTCAGTGTGTTAGTCGAAGCGCCAGTTATATGACCATTAATGTCATACGTTATCTTCGGAATAGTAAACGTCCCACCGTTTGTGAGGGTTGTCCCATTCGCTGTTCCCTAAGCAGTTCCAGCTGCAGAAAGCTGATTAGTATGCTTAAGCTTCGCAACACCGCTAGTGATAGTTACATTGATACCACCATTCGTAACGCCTTCGATAGTATCAGCAGATACACGACCGATGTCAGAGACAGTAATTGAATCAAGCTTCGCCTTATCATCCTTACTCATCCAACCGTTTGCTGAATTAGAAGCACAATCAGAAATTTCTGCTTGAGTAAACGCAACCGCACCATCCCACTTTACTGCGGTTTTTGTAGTTTTCCCAATTGTAAAATCACGACCAGTAGTTAAAGACCCTGCGGTAGTAGCAGTAGAAGCATTACCAATAAATGATGAAGCCGTTACAGACCCCTTAAAAGTTGCGTTGCCAGTATTATATGTTAATGATAATACATCAAAATAACTACCCTCTGCATTAGTGTAATTATTTTGTATTTTGAGAACTCCAGAAGTATTAACAAATTGCCAATCGGCACAATTGCTTCCAGATCTCTTGAGAATTAATGTCGAAGTACCAGTGCCAGTATTATTAATCGTTAGAACTGGGGCAGTATTAGACACGGTCAAATTGCCAGTCATTGTATCCCCAGATTTTTTAACATAAGTCGTAGAAATATTGTTGCCATCACCGTCATTCGTTGCAGATGTCGCAGTAGCTGCATTACCAGAAATATTCGCTACTGTTAAAGTATTAGTTGATGGATTATACATAAAATCATCATCATAATTTCTAGCATCTTCATATTTGCTATCGGAAAACCATATATGTCTGTTTGCATTTACTGTTCCAGCTATTCCAGAAATCTTAGATGCTGTCGTCGCTGTTGCAGCATTTCCAGTAATACTGATTCCCCATGTCCCGCTTGCGCCAGTACCAGTCTTAGTAACGGTGTAGTCAGTATAGTTTCCAGAGTCTAATAGCTTATACCAATTGCCCCAAGCTGTAGTTGCACCAGAACGTCGGAATATACCACTATTATTAAATGCTAATTCATGCGAATCTCCACCAGATGAATCACCCCAACCACGTAATCCAACAACATATGAATACGTATCAGTTGATGGAGACCCAAACGAACTGTTTGTCTTTAACCCTTGGAATATAATTTTGTTTGAATAGTCATTCGGAGTAGTGGCGACCGCACGATTATCACCGACCGTGCTTAATCGATCAGTTTTTGTAGCAATCGACCACCCAGCCTGTGAACTCGCCGTACCAGTAGTATCCCCAGTAAGTGTTACCGACTGAGCAGATGTAAACTTCGCCGCTGTTGCAACATTTTTATTAGCATCTGCCGTATTATCAACATTTCCAAGCCCAATTGTTGTTTTGAGATTCGCCGGACTCATAGCCCGAAGTTCATAATTATTCCAAACTGCTATCCATGATGCTGTTGTTAATCCAGCTTTGGAATATGCGAATGTAGTCGCAGTACTATTTCCAGAATCCAAAACTTTCGTTGAACTTCCAGTAACATTCCCTGTTACATCACCAGTAACATTACCAGTTACATCTCCAGTCAAATTACCACTCAAACCATTAGTAAATGTTGCACCACCAGTAACAACTAGATTACCAGCGTTTAGATCAGTAACATTGATAGCATCAAAATCGTTATTAGCTAACTTTCTATAAGTCGTTTTAATCGCATTACCATCAGCATCATTTATAGCAGATCCAGCTGCGATAGCCGACTAATTAATCCACCCAGGAGCGGCACTTCCGTTACTCTTAAGGATTTGTCCAGAAGTTCCAGCCCCGACCTGTGCAAGTGCATTTGTGGCAGACGCATAAACTATACCCCATTGTGTCCAAGAGGCTTTCCCTGTTCCACCATTACCGACTCCAAGAGTACCAGTAACACCAGGAGCAACAATAGCAGAAGCAGCACCAGTGAATGTCGCAGCAGAAGTTGAACCGAGGTTTGTACGGATTTGAAGAGTGGTAGTAACTTTGCCCTTTAAGTTAGTTTCGCCATTAACTGTTAGATTGCCAGTTACAGTACCACCAGCAGTTGGAAGATATGTCGAACCAACATCTGTCTTAAGAGCGTATTTGTCGGATAGCTTCGTGCCACCTTCATACACATCCCCGGCAAGGTACATGTTTCCAGACGTATCAACGAGATAGAAGTACGTCCAGTTACCGTCCAGAGTCGGAGCAGTCGAACCCGTGTATTTTCTTCCGTAAAAGAATGACTTTGCAAACCGTCCAGCTACATTGCTAGGAGCAGTCGTTGTGAAGTCTGTTGGGATTTGAACGCCGACATCATAGAATGTATTTGTCCCAGTATCTTTATAATACTTAAGATTACCAGATGAAGCAGCAGTAGTGGAATAGTACTGAGTATTTAACCTATTGTTACTCAGCTGCCAATTACCAGACTGTATATACGAGGTTCCGTGTCCAATGATAGCGGCGGATTCGACAGCGTTATAATCATACACGTTACCGATTTCCCAGTAATTCGTAGCGTTACTGCCGATTGTACCAGACGTTGCCACGACATCGCCATTAATATACGCACCCTGAGAGCCAGCGGCCGCCGACACCCCGAAATTCGGAGTATAGAAGTTACCGTTGGATAAGTCGAGATACGATCCCGCCGAAGAAAATACAGAGCCGGAGATAGCCTGGAAGTTATTCGACATAATCGCATCGGTCGCAAGATGCTGAGATTCGATTGTGTTAGTCTTAATGTACCCGCCATCGATTGTTGTTGTTCCGAGCGTTGCGTCACCTGTCCAAGTCTTCATGATGCCCGCAGCCGTTACGACTGTCGAGCCATTCGTGGATACCCAGTCAACGGCGGTTTTGGCGTAGTTCTTTACTAACAGCGACCCGCCATCGTTAACATACCAATACGAGCCGTTGTATGTGAATGTGAGCGTAGCCCCCGCATCCCAAGTGAAGGTGTTCGAGGAACTAGTCACCGCATTCTTATAATAAACAGCATATGCCCCTGTTCCACCTATGTTAAGAGTCGGAGCCGCCGCCGTATTGGCTGTGCTGAAATACACGTTAATAGTAGTACCTTTACATAAAACAAATGTACCAGTTACTGATGCATTTACTTTCGCCGCAGTCCCAGCAGCTGTTGAACTTGTAAAGTATTCAAGATTCTCATAATTAAGTACTACCCAGTAAGTTCCATTGTATTGGAACGTAATAACAGACCCGGCTTGCCAGTGAAATCTATTGTTAGCAGATGCTACTGCATTGTCAAAATAAATTGCCTTTGCCCCTAGAGAATTAACATTCAACGTCGGAGCTTCGGCGGTATTAGCCGTTGAGAATGTGACCGTGATAGTCACACCGTTAGTTAACGCAAATGTGCTGTCAGAGCAGGACACAACCTTCGCCGCTGTTCCTGTAGCTGTGCTGGATGTGCCTGTGAAAGCTTTTAATCCGTTAAGGGCTGTGTTAGCGGTATTTTTAGCTGTATTAGCAGTATTATCTGCCGTGTCAGCAGTTGACTAAGCGTTATTCGCTAATACCTTGTTATACTCTTGAAGTTTACCATCTTTATAGACAAGCCACTTGTTATCCTCATAAAGTGTTATTCTACTATAAGAGGTTGAACTGTCATATACACCGCCGACTAAGACGTACACTTTCGAAGTGTCGGTAGCTGCCTGTGTCCACCAAGTCGAGTCCAGATAAAACAGCCCGTCGGTTGAATTAACCGTTCCGACTAGATACAAATTTGCGTACGGCGTGAGGTTATTAGCTGTCAGCGTTGTGTTAAAAGCATACCGTGAATCAAATACGTTACCCATCGAAGAAAAGATAACATTTGTTCCTGTTATATTTGTGTTTGCGTTATAAGAAGTCGAAGTGTACCAGATAGGAGACCCGACTTCGAATCCGTTAGTATTTGCCAGTTTTGTGGTTGCTGTTGTTCTAGCACCGTTACCAGACGAAGCACTTGTAGCTGTTCCGTCAGACGCAGTACAAATATTTTGATACGTTCCCGCCGAATCACGCATAAACAGTGAACCAGCCCAGATACCAATAGCACCAGTTTTGCCTGTGAAATAGACGATTCTGTTATCTACGGTATCAGAGTTATACTGAGCATCGACCCACCATCCAGTAGCACGATATGATCCGCCGACTTCCAAGTTTTCAAAATACGTCAATCGGTATGACGAACCATAACCAAAATGCGATGTTAATCTGCCAACGCCTTGATACCAAATCGGGATGTCCCCAGTTTGAGTTCCGTCTGCGAGAGTCAGGTTAAGAACCGCACCGTTAGTATTTGTTGTTGCACCGCTTGAGATGGTAGTGTACGTCGCACCGACCTGAGAACCGCCGACACTCCGTGGTTGCAAGTACTGAATAGTTAACCCATTCGTTAACTCGGTAATGTGTTCAGCAGTACCAGTGAAATAATACGTGTTTGATGTTTGTGTGCCGATAATTGTCTCGGTGTTAGTATCGATCGCATTCTGAGCCGCATCCGCAGCACTCTGAGCATTCTCCGCCGCAACCGCAGCTTCGGCCGCTATCTGAGACACCGTCTTAAATCCATCGTTGTAATAACGGAAGATTTCATGCTGACCGAGCAAATACATTCCAGTCGTGCTATACGTTGTTCCGAGCAGAATATAGTAATACCCGTCATCAGTTGTCGGGACAGTTTGCGTTAACGGGGTCGTGCTCACAGGGGTAAATGTCGTCCCTGAGAGTGTTCCCTTGATATACACCGCTCTATACGCCGTGTACGTGCCACTTTGAGTATTCGTAATATTCACCGGGTAAATGAGATAGTTATTAGTTCCTGTGCTGCCCGCACTGATCGCACTCTCAGCGTATAAAATCGGGTAGCTTGTGTCAAAAGCATTGCCGAGTTTCAAATGCGTATATGTTCCCGCATTATTAGCCCCGGCGACAATGATATTTCCCGCAACAATCGCAGGAGTTCCAGCTTTGATTGCCTGTTGATAACGTGTCCTGTCGTAGGTATTCGCATCGGAATACGGGTTAAGGACTCGCCATGCAGAGCCGTCATAAATAAGCTGAATGATCGAGTTGACAGCGTACTGATTTGACAGACGTGTCGTGTTGAGGTAATAAACTTCCTTCGCACCAGTTGTGAGTTCTGTGTTGAGCGTCAAATTCAGGGTTACCGCCGAGCTAGTAGAAGCATACGGCAATTTATACGAGATTCGTGTGCCGACAGAGATTTCCCGCAACTTTGTTGACGTACCTGTCCATGCACTCGTCGAGGAGGTCTGAGTACCAATAATCAACTCAGTCTCGGACGTGATAGCATTCTGCGTATCCGTGTCAAACGAACTGAACGAGACTTTACCAGTCAAATCAATCTAATCCGCCATAGCTGTTAACGCATTAGCCGTGTATTGAACATTTGACTGAGTACTTCCGTCTTGCACAATCCATGAAAACTTGTCAGCGTTTTGCTCGGCAATTGTACGAACAGCGGAAATTTTAGTATCCGCATAGTCTTCAACGTCCTTGTACGAAATAGCATACTCAGATGCCATAGTAGCTTGTTCCACCATGACGTATCCGTCTTCGAATAACCGGGAGGATACCCTGAGGTGCTGAGCAGTATCAGGGGCTACTACCTTATACGTCAAGCGTTCCATTCCCTCGGCGGTTGTTTCCACGCCGGAGCCTGAATCACTACCGTATTTGGCTGTTCTTGACCCGATTTTGCCGTCTGTTGATTCGCTTGTAAAGAACTGGTACGCAAGCCATGACCCGCCAGTAGTGGTAGGTGTTGCCCACGATTGGATGATATACGTCTTACCTGGAGAAACTGGAATATATGCAGACGTATACTCCTTATACGTTGAGCTTTGTGCGGATATTGCACCGCTAGTCGCATGAAGATATCCTGTTACGGAATCCTTGATTACATATAAGTTCTCACCGCTGACTTTTAACCCATCAATGTCTGACAGCTGAGCATATGTTGATTCGACTGTTGTCTTAAACCCGGACATCGTCTGTTTAAAAGCGGAGTAGTCATTTTGTAAAGTCGTTACCGTTGAGCCATCCGCCTTGGTTTCAAGATTGGTTTCAACTGTTCCGACACGGGTAGTGATGCCAGTGAGGTCAGTGTTTAATTCCGTCACATCATCACGGATTGACTACACGGTAGAACTGTCGTATTGACTCAGAGACGTAGTAATATCAGTTGACCAGACTTTCTGAGTGATTACCTTTTTGTTCTCGTTAACATCAAATACTAACCCGGACATCGTAATGTCACAGACGGCATCCGAGTATACGGTCGAGCCATCTGATAACTAGTTGCGCTGACGCTCCCAGATGTATTGCCCGGAGGCTACCTTCGGTTTGGTTGTTGACCAAGTATATCCTGTGCCAGATCCAGTCATAGAACTACTAGAGTCTGAGAGGCGGTATTCGGGGATGACGTTGACTACTGATACGCCTGTGGCCCCAGTCGCTCCGTCCTCACCCGCACGAGATACAGTGTATATCATGTCAAATGTTCCGTCCGACATTACCAGACGTGTTCTTGTCCAAAGGTAATAACCTTCTGGAACAGTTGGGAGAGTAGCAGACCATGAGCCATCAGTTAATACATACCCGTTATTTGATATAATCGGATTACCGCTTCCATCAGTTAAAGGGTTACCAGGCGGTGTAGTGCCAGAGTCAGAAACACAATATTCAACAACAGAAGAAGATATTCCCACACCATCATTAATATCAATTACTGATACTGAACCCATTGCTAATACACTCATCAGCGCCACCTCCTTTCATTATTTTAATCATATTAATGCCTCCTTTGCATGTAAAATGTAGGAAACATTATGTTTCAGATACTTCACAAATAAATTGCATCCTGCCATTAATAATACTCGGATCAATATATTGACATCTTCCAGTTTTCCACGCAGTAGTGGTATCTAATGAATCGCCAGCGTTATTAATCCTATAATAAGAATAAGTATATTTATCTCCATCCGATGCACCTGCATTTGCCCAACTTGATCCATTATATTTCTTCAACGTACATGTCTTCGCCGTGCTATCAAGATGGTAATAATAATCTCCATTAGAAGCACCAGTTGGAGCAGTAGAAGAGAATGTTGTAGACTTAATCGGGTCCACTTCTACACCTTCTCTATAGACCCTGGTATAAATCGCCGCAAATCCTTGGCTATTCTTGAACTCAGAAATAGTAGAATAGGTATATGCAACAAGCGGATCTGTCGTATCATCGATTGTATAATAAGCACTATATGTTTTGCTGCTATAGGTTGCTTCGCATTTCAGCCACATTTGGTCGGTAACCATTGCAGGAGTGATAGTTATAGAACTTGCTGTCTAACCGCTAATCGCAGTATATGAACCATTCTTAAATTCCTTCCAAACATATGAAGCAGAAGATGTTACGTTTGAAACGCCAGAATACAAAATGGCTTTAATAGTTGTATTTTTGCCCTCTTCAACATTCCCGCCGTCTTCACTATATAACTGTAAAAGAACAGCATTCGTTCCATTCGCAGCTTGTTTACTTTTTGTCCAAGTATATTTGTATGATACACTCTTGCTTTGTGCCGTTAAAGTAATAGTAATATCACCAGTCATAGTAGCAGAATTACCAAATGTTGCACCACTAGCGACACGAAGAACGAGTAATCCGTCTGCTGAAGTTGTTCCAGCAGTATTACTATTAATGCTAACACCACCATTCGTAGGCAACGTTCCAACTGATGCAGTAACTGGAACTCTCGTAATTCCCTTATAAGCATAAAACGGTATAGAGATATCTCTTTGAGCAGAAGCATTTCCAGAGGTATTACAAGGAATAACATCAGAGTAATTCCCAAGCCCCATAGAAAGACCATCTGTTCCGTTTTGTCCGTCTTGTCCTTTGACACCGTCTTTAGTGATTACAACAGACTGATCATCAAGCTGTTGTGAAGTTCCGCCAGCGGCATAAAGAACACATCTTATTACATCTACTGTATTCGCAGATGGAGTATAAGCTTTTGTTGCTTCGTTAGAATTACTAGTATATTTTGTCGTGAAAGTAGCACCGCCATCGGTAGATTCGCTTATGATAAATCTTCCAGAATAGGTGGATTTCACTAAAGTTTCTCCGACTTTTTTATAAGCACTAAAAGTTACAGATGTAGGAGTAAATGTTCCAGCCTCACTCAAGTTTAACGAATATACATCTGGGACAACTTCATAAATAACAGCATCTTCGCCATCAGCACCAGCATACTGTTTTGTGATGGTATAACGCTTCGTAATTGTAGAGTATCCAGTTCTAGTACATGTAAAATCTGCATACGAGTTATCCACCGTTAATGCTGAAGGGGTATATATATGAGTAGATGAATTATATGTTCCAGTCAGTCCCGTTCCGTCCGCTTTAGTAATAGTCCATTGGGACGTGACATCATTTCCACCCTCATATATATGGATTTCAGTAGCAGCACCAACCCAGCTTCTTACAGTGCCATCCGATTTAACTGCCAACACATGGTTTTCGTTTGTCAAGACAGCCGCAACAGTAGAATTACCAGCAGCACCATCGTAGATTTTATTTATCTGCGTAATATCATAAATATCATTATCATTCGTTACTAATTTAATGACCGCAGTTTTACCATTCAACCAAATATTTGCTTCATCGTGATGCACTGAAAGCGTATTTCCAGAAATAGACTCGTTATTTGTAGTTGGGAAAGCAACAAAATCACCATCAGAATTTTTATATTGCCACTAAGTAACAGAACAATTTGTTAAATCAGCGGTTAACGTAATAATACCAGTACCGACAATATTCCTACTAGTATCATATAGGAATGTATTCTCACCAGTTATGCCAGCGTACTTTAACTCAGAAGCCATCGTTACCAATGTATATGTTAACGAAGCCTATGAACTGATTGGAACGCCAGTATCTGGATCTGTATATGTTATATTACAAATATAAGTTAATTGCCCACTAGAAACACTTGCTAGTTTATTAGCAGACACTCTGAGGACGCCAGACACAACAGTCTCACCAGTTGTGAGAGCAGTAGCATTGCCTGTTCCCTCTTTTCTTTGATAAGTAATTGTAAGACCAGTTGCCGTTAGTGCTAAGTTCGATCCATTATAAGATATTACAGGAGTAATATCCAATCTGCTTGAAGCCCAGTTGGGAGAATATGTCCCACCGTTTGTATTCGGATCATAAATTACACTATTGGGCTAATTACTAGTCAGATAGAAATTAATTACGCCAACATCGGTAAGGTCAACAACACTTACAGATGAAAAAGCTTGTATTTTTCCCATATTATTTCCTCCTCTTATCCCGCCACAACAGTGACATTTTCATACTCAAACTTGCACTGAAAATCGGCGTTCATTCTAACATCATTCCCAGTGATTGTGATTACTTTTGCCCCATCGCTGTGATTACTATTCCAGTAAAGATCAGCATCATGATCACGGGAAGTTCTCGTCCAAATAAAACAAGATGCATCAAAATCATTTGTTACATCTACATTGTTCTTTAATAATTTTACATTTAGTTGTATATTGCCGCCCCAAATATTTGTGCCATTTGGAGTTTCTATATAAAGATCATAATTTGCTGAGTCCTCAATTGCATCTGCTAAATCGCTCAGACTCTGAGTTGTATTCTGCTAAAACGTCGTGTAGCTAACACCAAAATTCCCGCCGGAACCATCCTTCACATCAGTGATAGAAATCATTCCGTTCTCATCGGTATCAACAATCTGGAAGCCTAGCTTTGACTTCTGAATAGTGCCGTCAGTAATCATGTTATTAACAATCGTACTGTTCGGAATACCACTCTGCGTAATACCATTTTCATTAAACAGAGCAGTAGTGCCGTCAGCGCCACGAACAATAAAGTTGAAATCGCCGTTGCCATCCTAGCCGATCTGAACACGGACATTACCATCCGAGTCATAAAACTGCTGTGTCGAACCGCTGAAAGCTATAGACGGGTCACCATCCTGTGAAATCAGTACAATCTGGTCAGCCGTCGCTGTGTGCGTAGCCAGGTCAGCTACCGAGATGTTCCCGGCAACCAAGTTCATGATATAACCCTAGTCAATAACGCTTGTAGCCGTTGTGCTACTCACGCTCTGAAGGTACTGAACAAAAGCCGTGTCGGCGGTTAACAGCCCGATATCTGCAACGTCCGCCTCAACTAAGGCAGCAATTACCGCATCAGCACTAACTGTCCCGGCGGTGATAACACCTGAGTTCAGGTACTGCACAAATGCGCTGTTCGCCGTTAAAGCATCAAAGTCACCGACATTCGCCGCAACGAGACTAGCCACAACATTGTCAGTAGTGATTGTCCCCTCCGCAATTGTGGTGATAGCATCCGTGCCAACAGTAATAACATCTGCGACATTGATTCGATTAGTGTCGATTGTCCCTGATGTTATCTGACTAGCATTAATCTCGGCAGTACTGATAACACCTTCCGCAATCGTGGTGATAGAGTTTGTACCCACGGTAATCACATCCGCGACATTAATCCTGCTAGTATCAATTGTCCCGGAAGTAATCTGATCCGCACTAATTTCAGCGGTACTGATGACTCCCTCGGCAATTGTAGTAATAGAATTTGTCCCAACCGTGATGACATCAGCTACATCAATCCTGTCAGTACTAATTGTTCCTGACGTAATCTAGTCGGCAGAAATCGTCGCAGTCTGGATAGCGTTATTCGTGATTGTGGTAATGCCATCCTCGCCGAAGTGTAGAACATCAGTGGTTAACTCCCTGATATACGCCTCATCAGCATCCAGGAATTTCGTAGCGATGAAATTCGAGCTGATGTAATTGGACCATAAATCCTCAAACTAAGCAGATGTACCAGTAATCTAATCAACATTAATCGTGATAGCGCTGATAGACTATGACACTAAGTTATCAATGCTTCCGCTCACCGCACTAATCGCATTACCCGAAACATTCGCACTCTGGTTGCCCATATAAGACGCAAAGGTCGAGTTATTAAGCAGTTTCAGAATAAGCGCAGAGTCAACACTGATAGAACCGTCGCCGGAACTTTTGCTCAGAGTCGAGCCAATCTGATTCTTTGTAGACGCATTCGCCGAGGCCATCAAATCGGTGTAATCGTTACGCTTCGAACGATACTCAGTCATCGTCGTAAAATCAATCTGAATAGTCGGTTCTGTCATTAACGGATTGAGTGTGATGGAAGATATACGCAGCCTTACCTGGTAATCATCCCGCATAGCAACACGAATGAAATTGCCAACGTGCATATCCCCATGCCAATCCTGAAATTCCGGCATTAATAACAGATTATCCTGAGTCGTACTCCAAGTGTATTGAGGATGCGATTCTACATAAAGCTATTCCATAGCATCGAGATACAATTGATTCTCAGTGTCCACTATCTATTCATTCGTAGACTAGGATGTAATCAGGATATTTTCATTCACGTAATCAGTATGAAGATAGTATTTATCCAACAGCCATAATTCTTTCGTTGTAAACCCAAAAGCTGGCCTTGTGATATCAGCATCCGCTTTTAACTAATTTAGATTTCGAACAGCATATTCAACATCCAGCATAGCGTCGTCATATTCCTGCTGCCTGACCGCAAGAGCTTCAACACAGGATGCCAACGCATTAGTATATTTTGTATACTTAGCATACGTATTTGTATCATAGATAGTGCCATCTGACTCGTTATACCCTGTGCTATCAAGCGTCGTTAGTTTATTACGCAGAATTGTAGCCTGATTCTCCAGCTCCGCAACACCGTACGCATCGCCATAAGTAGCAAAATCATACTAATAGTCATCAAGATAATCTTTCTGATTTTTTACATTCGTACGCTTTAGCTTATCTGTGTCCGACATCTCGTCACTTGTGTAATACCCATCAATAACACGAAGATTAAACAACGCAATATCAATGTTACCAAGCCTGTAGTCAGAGTGTTCACTGTCAAATCCGTACTCGTAATCATCAGACTCCTCGTGCTGAATAAACACTACGTAATCCAACGCATCGAGCGGGGAGGAGAGTACGATTCCTGTTAATACCTTGTATCTCTTCCAGTCGTCTGAAGCTTCAAGCGCCGCTTGGTCAAAATCTCCATTGTCATCAACATATAGCGACTCATAGCCACGCTTTTCGGCTTCCATGTTCGCTTTCTCGGCGAGTAATTCATCCTCTGTCATGGTGTTGTACTGCCCGCCGTCAGCGTTATCAATCGGAACACGGTCGTATATCTCTGTAGCGATATCATTAGCGTTCCTGTAATCCTTCGAAGCCTAGATGTATTCGAGTCTCTTCTGCTCACGAGTTTCTGCCCAACTATTATATTTCTCAATAAACTCAGGGGTGAAATGCTCCTCATTTAAGAAATATGATATGTCGGATATCCAGTCCTCTCCGAGGTTCGCTTCGGTGAAATCCAATTCTTCTGCACCTTGTACGTGAAAAACCGTATAAAGCTCACGATCAGATGACCGAGCGACCTCATTCTATATATTATGAAAACTCAGGAAGATATTCGTATCATACCCGATATTATTAATGTTATAGCAGTTGACCAGATAATTCTCAGTGTCAAACACAAAGATACATCTGTAATAAGACGACACATCCTGCGTAAGGAACGAGTAAATATCCTGACTGTCCTTTTCGAAGTACCCAACTTTTTCAGCCAGCGGAATTCTATCATCTTCAATATCCGAATCCGGCACAACTGTTGGATCGACATAGCCGATTTCCCAGCCGTGTTCATGAAGGATTAGATACATCAATGATAATTCATTCTGTCTATCAATTTCCCGCTGGAGTACATCAGCGAGAGAGTATGTAGGAGTTACTCCGTCCTCGCCTGTCTGGTCAACAACCAATGTCATGTATTTAAGCAACAAAGGATAGTCTTTCCCTATCTTTTTTGGTTCTTCAGGAGTTTCCTCTGTTATCTTTCCGACCAGTGCTTCAAGGTCATCTGCCGAAGCGTCATCGCCCGCAGCCCTGTATTCGGCCGCAGCACTAGTCAAAGCACTATCAATGCCATCAGTACTATACTGTATTCGAGGAGACGAGAGGAGTAACTGATCCTCCAAAAGCATGTCTTGAAGGTCAGATAACTCCTGGCTGGTTTCCTCGAACTCCTGAAGGTATGTAATATATTTACTAACATCCCGGTAAAACAAAATGTTATCCCGGAACATGGTAAATCCATCTATGTCATATGTGTTATCCGTCGCAAGCATTTCCTTGGAATCCTCAGTCGCCATGTTAATGCGGAAATTCACAAGGTCATACTGCTATAATTCGATTTCAAGCGACTCGGCTCGAACCGACTTAGTCTCAAGGTTGCCGTTGTTATCTAACTCCGGCTCTTCATTTATTTTAAACCACCCGTGATGGGGGAGATATATTTCATAATGGCGAGAAATAAGGTCATAGAACGAACTTACCTCAGCGCCATTTTCTGTATGGATAATGCGGTCAACCACGAAAGTTAACTCGCTGGTATTATTTAAATTCTTAGTGAGAGAACAAGTCTCCTCATCAACTCCGTTTAATACACCGAGAATACGTTGACCTGGGCGGGCAAGATATATTTTGTTTGTGTCTATCCTGTCCCCCTGCCCGACATCATAATAAGTATAAGCCTAATGAAACGACCTATCCCTGTAATGCTGCCCATCCCATGTGTAGATAATCTGGGTCGGGATGTCACGGTACTAAATGTCAGTAGAACGAGGCAGCTACGTGGAGCTTTGGGTAATCACCGCAGTGTCAAAAAAGTATTCACCATGCTTATATGCATCAACTACAGTTTTCATTAATAAGCACCAACCTTCCTCGGCTCACGGTACTCAAATGTCAATACACAATCTCCACTGACAGTAAATGAGTTTGTGCCGTTATAAAGTCTAGGCCAATAAATGTAATCCGTATCAGTAATACCGAGATCTTCGAATGACAGGCTGCCGGACGCACTATAAATCTTCGAGTGTTCACAATCTAGTGTGGTAGTAGCAACGTTAATCGCCTGTTGTAATTCCATCTGGATTTCGTACCCGTCACGATTATTATGCAATATAATGTCAGACCGTCCTGCCCCGCCAGTGTAAACAGGCTTTATCTTTATTACCGGGTATATTTCACGGTACTTCTCAGAAGTCTACACGTCGAAAGTAATCGTATCACCATCAGACACTTCAAAAGTTTTTGTGATTGTATCCGTCCATGCGAACGGCGAGTCAGTAGTAAACGTAGCTGTTAGCCCAATGATGTCGCCGTGATATGTCTCAGCCTCAACATTCGAAAACAACCCAAAATAGTTATACTTCTTGTTAAGAATGAGAGATTTATTTATCACCTTGACATACTAGTTTTCACAGGTGTCCCCAGCGGCGTACGTGGACAGCCAACTTCTTGTATCACTTTCTTCGTATTCCACACCGCCAACGTATATCTTTGTAATTGAACGGATATAGTCTTCATCGAAAGCTATTGATAAGTAATTATCATACTAAACAATAGATTCAGGTTCTGGCGGAGTCTTGTTCCCGACTATCGTAATGTTAGTGGATACCAATTCGCCATCTGAAATTCTATATATTACATAGCTATAATCATTAGCCTAAATCTCGACATTAACAGTTGTCTTTGTGTTATCAATCAACACCATATTGTCCGAACCATCTTTTTCAAAGTCATAATCATACATGTGGAACAGGATGGGATAGTCCGGCGAAGTCAGCCAGGTGTTAATAGCATCGACCTCATCTTCTGTAAATATCATATCCGATTGGTAACTCTTGTTGCACGGATCTTTCATAAACGAGATAGTAAATTCCAACACATCGCTCCACTAAGTGCCCATGTGATTGACACGGTTACGGTAGCGGTTCAGCGTTCCTTTTAATAGCTCTCTGTTCATTGCGAGTGGAACATCATCTCGCTGAAATCCACCAATCATAAGGTTGTAATCGGTGGAAGCCTCATTGTCATAAGTAAAATATTTACCATACATTTTTCTTGTCGTACCTCCTTTCCACAAAAAATAGAAGAGTGGGCTGTGACACCCACCCTTCCTAATTAACGGAATCCACCTTGTTTCTTGGATTCACGCACAAAATCTTTGGTTACAAATTTGACAACATTCTACTAGAAGTTACGGTCACTCGTAAGAGCCTTACCAAACTCTTCAAGTCTATCCATAACATCAGCATTAACATCGCCTTGAATTGTGAACAACGAGTCGAAATGCATCTCAACCTTCTGATCAACCTAGTTAGTAACGTTCGCATTGCTCGGCATATCACCCATCTTGCCCAAGAATGGATTCGACAGGAATTTGTCTGGACTGATTGCTCCCCACTTAAACAGATTATCTGCAAGGTTTGCTGGAATTACAGAATCATTCGCTTTCAGAGGTGTGAGAATAGCACCGTCTGATTTACGAACAATCATCTCGGCTCCGAGATTCTCCCAATCCTCATTCGTCCACGCATTCATATCTTTTCCGACACGTTTTGTGCCAGAAGCGTAAGAATCAAATTCATCCTCAAGGTGCATCAAAGCAAGCCTATCCTCAAGTACTTGCAAATCATCTTTTGCATTCTTGATTTGGTATTCAAAAGCCTTTTTGTTTTCTGCTGCTTCATCTCTTTTCTTTTTTAGTGATTTAATTTTTTCTTTAATTTTAGCGTACTTTGCGCTGCCTTCTTTATTTGCCTTGGCCTCTGCCAGCCTTTTTTTTTTGTCGGCTATCTTACTGTTATAGTTATAATATTGAGTGGCATAATAATCAAGATTCTTCTCTAATTTGGTTAAACTATTCTAAGCGGTTACGATTTGTTTTGCTAATTTGTCCATTTCCTCGGCGCGTTCCATTGCTTCTTTTTCTTTTTGCGCCTTGTCAATATTTTCAGGACCCGCTACATTATCATCTTTTGTTGTCCCGCCAGTTGTACCTTTATCTGAATCCAACTTCAAATAATCGTCTTCAATCTGTTCAAGTACATCGCTGATATCTTCGCCATCGGAATTGGTAGTAATATTAACAACTGGGTCTATTTTTTCAATAGCCTCAACAACAGGTTGCATATCAATAGCTTCGGCTGGCTCCATCGTGGCGGGAGAACTTCCATCTGGATTATCCTTAACACCGAGGTCATCAAGGAGTTGAAGCTAATTGTTATACTAAGATATCAAGTCATTATAACCTTCAAACAAATCATTCGCTGACACGTCGTCAAATGGATTTGTTATGTTATCAATGAAATCCTGCAACTCAGAATCGACTTCAATGCCGCGGTTGTCAAGGAACTGGTCTACAACATCGGAGATTGTTGCGTCTCCTCCAAGTTGTTTAGCAATTTCCTGAGCCTCGTTGTAAGCGGCCTCTTTGTCTAAACCGAGTTTCTCGGCAATGGTATCAATAACAGATTTGATAGCTGCCGTCTGTGAGAATACAGAATTTCTTGTATTATCTCCAGTAATCGCAGAATTGATTTCCGCGAATAATTTAGCGGCTTGGCCCTGTCCATCATACGGGGCAGCAATAGCGGATATTACTCCATCCAATCCAAGTTCATTAATCTTAATGCCATTCTCATCAGCAAACTTAGCAATCGCCTGATAAAGCGTTCCAGTACTGCCGAGCTGAGTAAGAATACCGCCCAAAGATTCCGCCATCTTTTGAGGATTCTGTCCAAGAATTTTAGCAATTGCAGAAACAGCACTTGCAATCCCCTGTGCGTCATCTGACAATACGGATTGCGCAGTCAAGGTCTGGTCAATCATGTCCTCGGTTGCAGTATGAATTTTAGTACCAGTCCCCGCTACAATGCCGCTTATAACAGCTTTCTCGTCAATATAATTTGTTTCAAGCTGAGAGAGCATCGTTGCGGCAGTATCTTTCAGGGCTTGTTGATCGCCGTTAATCAGCTTGACTGCATCATCCAAGGCTTTCTGCATATCCTCGGAGAGTTGCTCATAGCCTTGCTGTTGCATTTCAATCTGGTGTTCATAACGAGTATCTTCTAAATCCTGTTCAGATTCTTTAAGCTGTGCCTGGAGTTGTGCACGACGGGCCTTGGCCGCATCGGTCGATACTCCAGTCAAGGCATTTATCTAAGCCCTAAGTGCATTTACATCTTTATTTTTCTAACGAATCTGTTTGTCATAATCATAGTACGCTTTCTTTTTATTTAATGCGTCTTGTCTCTTCTTAATCAAATCCTGAAGAATCGAATTCTCCTCGGTAATCTGCTTGATGTACAAATCAGCAAGCTTCTGCATGCTGTCATACGCACTAGAAGCAGAATCTTGGATAATCTTCATCTGAGCCTCGAACTCTTCGCCGAAAGTCTCTTCATTAATTGTGCCAACTTCAAGTTCATCGTTCAGCTTCTCAATAGCAGCACGAGCGTTTGCGATCTTCTTTTCTGCGACATCCATATTCTCGCCAACAAGAGCTATCTGAGCAAATCCACGAGCAGTAAACTGTCCGTCATCATCAAGCAATTCACCTTCACGAATAAAGCTCTAGATGTGATTAAAGTCGCTTTCAATCTTATCAAGAGTTTCCTAAAATTCCTTGAACGGTTTCCATCTAAGATTACGAATAGACATCTTGAGATCTTCATTTGCAGAATAAAGCTTATACATTGCATCTTCATCCGCAACAATCTTGTTATAAAGCTCCTAATATGCATCAGAATTGATTTCAAGTCCTTCTTCAATAGTACGACGAGCGATTTCGTCTTTACGAGCTTGTAAATCTTCAGCATATTTAAGGATCAAATCGTTATTATACCCTATCTATTCATTAAATACATCTTCGGTTACTTCATAACCCAATGCTTTATTTGTGCCACGCTTTTCAGCCAAAGAAGCAATGTTGCCAAGTTTGCTTACAAAAGATTGAATCCTGTCAATCACAAATCCACGTACAGTAAATGTGAGTTCTTCAATTGTGTGTCTTAAACTAAGCTCTGATGTCTAAGATTTCTTTAACTCTTCTTGTATTTGATAGAACTATGTTCGTGCCTAACGATATTCATTGGAGCTTTCGCCAAAAATAGCCTTGGCTTGCTTCATCTCAGTTTCATATGCAGTTCTCTCGTTTTCTAGCTCTTGAGTTATACGACCTTGCCGTTCAAGCTGGAAGCCCATCTCTGTTTTATCTACAGTGTTAACAGCACGACCTCGCTCAGAATAATAATCTACAGCCGCTTCAGATAAAGTATTTGCCGCTTCAAATAATCCTACTAATGTTTCAAATCTCTCAGTAATATTATCAAGCTTCGTTTGTTCGAGATCTTTGAACTGTTGCTTGAGTTCATAAGTAGAATCAATCAAATCTTGTGACTTGCCAAACCAGTCCTCGTATGCCTAAATTACCGCACGAACTTTCTCATTGTACTTACGAATATCAATCTCACCAGTCTAGATGAGTTTAGCGATTTCGTTAGCTTTCTTTTGAGAAAGAAGCCCGCTCTTAACGGCCTTCTTCATCACTTTGTCGGCCTGTTGCTGATATCTAACAGCACCACGCATGGTATCGCCAAGAAGAGTTCCCTTCTTAACACCACTTGTTCCAGTTGCAATTTCTGTTACAACACCATTGGTGCCTTTAACTTTCTTGGTTTTCAACTGCGCATTTTGATACTACGGAATAGTAGAAAGAGTATTCATCGCATTTTGGATTGTCTAGTTCTTTTTGGAATAACCGATTAATTCATCTGCTTTCTTTTCAAATCGTTCAATACGTTTTGTTAGAGAATCAATACGATTATCAATCCAGTCAACCCATTTACCGAGCCAATCATTGAACTTATCAAGAGCAGTCTTTTGTTCTTTGGACGCTTTGGTGTTATCTTTCGTAGCTTTAGTATTATCTTTAGTTGCTTTTGCACCATTTCCAAATGTATTCTTTGGATCATTATAGACAAATTCATTGGTAGAATCTGTACTATCAAAAGCGTTACCTGTTACAAGAGCACGACCACGAGTAGAAGTGTGACCATGTTTTAATAAGTCATCTGTCTAGTCGGCGTTAAATACAATTGCATCATCTGGGATGTTTGTAAACTCAGGTCCATTGTCGCCAACCGTGTAATATCTGCCAGTATGCGGATCGACGACCATTTCTCGCCCAAGCTCACCAACAAGATCTCCTGGCTTACCATTAGCATAAGCGTGACCATTGTTTCTGCCGTTAACAGCGACATTGCCAACTTTCTTAGCTACACCTGGTTTAACAACAGCAGCTGGAGCATTCACGTTTGCTTTAACATTGACATTGAATTCACGATTGTTAAGTACTTCTTGAATACTATCAATTAGCACAGTAGGATCTGCAAGCACACGCATCGCTGGATGTTTTGCCATAATGCTATTGACAAATCTAGTTACAGCATTCTCTCCTTCTTTCGTATCCGCATCTACTTGTACAGTACCAGTCTTATCATCTGTTTCTTCAACAAACTCATCAACCTATTCTCCAGCCTAAATAGTGTTAATAGCCAAGACAAAAGCTTCGCTCAATGCACTAGTCAAAGAAGTAAGAGATGTCTCATCAAGAGATACCTTAACAGCAGACATTTCTTCAATTTTTGCTTTAACTTCATCAATATTACTTTCATCAACGTTAAATCCAATAGTCTGAGTCAACTCTTCGGCATCCATATTAAGAAGGTCTTTATACGATGTAGTACCAGAGTCTACTACAGTTTGAACTTTCGCAGTTAACGTCTGAGATTGGAAATGTTCTTTCCACAAATCAAAATTCGTCTCATCTATAGTAACACCATATGTTGCTTCTAGAGTCTCTTTCTACTGTTCTTCTGTTAAAGATAAGAATTCTTCTGGAGTAATAGGCTGTCCAGATTCATCCTTTATCTCAACTTCTGCTGTGTACTTCTGTATAATCTCACGCTGCTTGGCTAATTCGGTCATCTAGTCAATAATTCTCTTTGAGTCATCATCTAGTTCAGCTTCATATTGAATCTTAAACTCTTGCAGCTGATCTGAAGTATAGCCCCCAAGAGTCTGTTGCATAGCATTATCAAGTTGCTGATTGTACGCAGACAATTCTCTATCAGTCATTTTGACTTTTGCGCCAAATGTCTCGCCACGAAGTTCATTTATAGCTTTAAGCTGTTCAATTGTTTTTGCATATGTTTTTGTATTATCTTCTCCAGCTACATCAGCCGTATTCTCAATATAATTTTTCATATTATCTTTGAGCTGGCTAACTAGCGTTTCTTGATTCTTAATTTCGTCTTCTGTAGCACCGTTTGCTCTCATATGCTGCAGACGTTCTTGTTCTTCGATTAATTGTTCAGTAGTATCCTATAATTTTAATTCTCCGTCAAGAACTGTTTCAACCCATGTATTTCTGAAACCATAATCCTCGCCACGGTCAAGGAACATCTTCAATGCTTCTTCTGACATTCCCATTGCATGAGCGGCAGCTTCGGTATCCTCAATTCCAATTGAATAGATATTACCAGTTCTTGTTCCAAAACCTTTGGATACAAGGTCATCATAAAAATTCTTCATGCCCTTGCCATCTTCAGTAAGATAACGAGCAATCATATCTTTATTGCGTTTGTAGGCATCGACAGTTCCCATTCCCCATTCGTCAAAATACGCAACGAAAGATTTGAAATCATCAGTGCCTGTCAAACCGTTTTGGAACATCTCTTTGATATCTTTCCAACTACCTTGGAGATTTGTGTATTTATCACCAGCATTGGCAGTAGACTTTGCAGTCTCCCAAGCAGAGTATCTAGAAAGAGATTCTTGCTATTGATCATATAATGCCTAGAGTGATGCAAGTTCTGCATTATAAGCATTTATATTAGCCTATGCATTCTGAATAGTAGCATATGAGTTAGCGTCCTTTGAATCCTTGTTTGCCTCGATTATTGAAGTTTCTTCAGCAATAGCATCACGAAGATTATTAACCTATAAATCATACTCAGCATCTATCAATTCTCTAGTTGCATCGGTATTAAATTTCATACCATCAGCAGTAGAGTAGAAAATCTTAGATACATCATAATTCTCAAGGTCGCTGAACTGCTCGACAAGCGTATTCATCGTGTCACGAGTTAATCCAGTTTCAGAATTAATCTCTGAGAAAGCTGAATCAAGAGCAGAAGCGAGAGTCTATGCATTGGACGAGACGGCAGTAGTCATTGACTCAAACCAACCAACCTGGCTGTTCTCCATGGATGAGATAGAAGAGTCAACATCATCAATTTGCGACTAATATTCACGCCATTTTTCTGTGCCTTGAATCGTCTTGCTACGAAGGTCAACTAACGTCTTGCGCTAGTCTTCAAGATTAGCGATTTGTTTGTCGCCATTCTTAATTAACTCATCATAACGCTTGTTGGATATCTTACGATGTTTGGTTTCATCATCAGTAATCTGTTGCTCAATTTGAGATGCTTCAGTTTGAAGATCATTATAAGTATTCTGTTTCTCTAGAAGTTCATCAGTTAAATAACCACGGTCAGCCTCATTGGCAGATTCATTAGCACTAATTGCATTTGCACGAGCAGTTGCTGCATTCTGATTTGCAATTGCACGCATAACTGAATTTACTTTACCACTATTAGCAACTGTATCCCAGAAATTTGCCAATCCTTCTTGCATTTCTGCCTACGTCTTGTATGCATCACGTAATTCGGCATAATCGGTTTCGGCTGGCATTACACCTTCAAATTTCGCCTAATCAATTCTAGCCTATACTTTTGCTGCATTTGTTTGTGCTTCTTCAATTTCTTTGGTATACATATTCGCCTAGAATTCATAATACTATTTTTGAATATCCGTCTACTCCGTCATTGCCTAAACCATAGCAGCTCTTGCTTCTGCCATAGCCTTATACGCTCCAGAAGATAACTCTGGAGAAGCATTACTAAGCATTTTTCCAAACAATCCATTTGTATAGGCTGCATATGTTTTTTGCGCATTTGTATACTCAACTGTTTTATCTGCAACATTTTGCCCACTTAAACGGAGCATCTCATCAAACCAATTTTCACTTATGTCCGGCAAGTATTCTCCAGTAGCATCGTAATAACCTTTTTCGGCTTCAATAGCTGATATTCTAGCATTTCGTCCTGCGATGTTCCTTTCTAACTGTTCAACCTCTTTAGGAATATTAACATTAATGTCCCAGTTAAGAACACGTTCATCATATTGAGCATAGATGTCTTCCATTTCTCCAGACAGCTAATCATTAACAGCTAATTGCCATACAATATTCCAGTCAAGCTCATCACCATATTTTTCTTTTAATCCCTTAATAACAGACTCGGCACGGTTCATATGTAATTGTTCTTCCCGTTCTGTGTCGGTAGGATTAATAAATGAATCATAAAGGACTTTTACCGCATCTTCTTCAGTCGCAATGGCATCACTGAAAGAAGTCATAAGATTATTGATATATGTATCTACTTGTTCTTTACCTTCATCTGAAAACGTATCATAATCTTTTCTAAGCTCTTCAATCCATTTTGAAAGCAGCTCAACACCTCTTGAAGATAAGGCTTCTTCAGAAAACTCAGTCATATCTGGGAACGACTCTTGAAGTTTCATCATCTCTTCTGCTGTGAGTTTACCATTATTCCTAAGTGTTTCAAGAGAAGAGGAGATAGTAGAGATATTGGAAGAAATTTCTTCCGTGTTCTCCTTGTATGACGCATCGTTGAATATATCTGACAAGCTACCATCAAGTGATGGCTAATATTCTTTTTTAAGCCATTCCTTTAACTTATCAAGCCCACTACCAATGAAATTAAATTCACCAGATGATATAGCAGATTGTATTGTATCCTTTTCACCAATTGTAAGCCCTTTACCGACATCCCCTCTAGATAAACCATAATCTTTGAGGATATCATATAATTCCTGGTTCTGCTTTTTATATTTATCACTTATTACCTCTCCAGTTTCTGGATCTACAAAGTCTATACCAAGTGCAACTTTAATAGACTACTTTACTTCTGTATTTTCGCCGAATATAGAAGAGAGAATAGTGTCTATTTGATTAATAGCTTGCGCTGAGTTTAGATCTGATGCGTCAAAAGAGAATAATTTTCCGACCAAGTCCGCCTTTTCTTTTCGTTGCATAGAATCATCAGATTGGTTAATCGCCTTATTTATTGCATATAGATACTATTCTTTAATATACGCATAGAAGTCTTTTGAATATTCAGAATGCTGTTTTTTGTAGTTCTCATAATTCTTATATGATTGATATATATCTATATTATCATATATATTACTAATACCTTCTTGCAGTTCCTATGGCAAATCTTTATATGTCTTAGTCTCTTTTATCTTAGCCAAAAGAGCTGGTCTAGTAGAATCATAAGCATCTACAATTTCTTCTTCATAACTTTCTACCTACTCTCTAAGTCCTGCAACAGTATCAGTAGTAGAATAATCAGCCCCACCATTTATAGCCTATGACAATTGCTCTCTTATTTTAGCTTCTGAATCTTCATCCATTTCGAAAGTAAATGTAACTATCTACTTAAAACCTTCTGCGGAAGTATCAAACTATAACAGAGAATCATTTTCATTCAGTACTTGTTGTATTGAATCAACTGTATTTTGATTTACCGTTCCAAGTTCTTCTAATTTGAGGGTATAATAGTTATAATTATCATCTATACGCTATATATAATCATCAATTCCATTATCTAATATATCTAACGTAGTGCTATCTAAGTTAGCATTTTGTATTATACCACGTAATTCTGCTTCTTTTGCAACAGCTCCAGCCAATTGGTCATCAAATGTCTTACCTATACCTTCATTGGATATTTGTTCCTAAATCCTAAGATATTCCTTTAATTTTTCTGTGGCCTGTGTAGCATTATCCCCAAGATTTACATAAGCATTACCTTGAGCGTCAGTACCTTCTTTAAGTCTAGGATATAATGCCACTATATCTTCATTAACTTTTAAGAATTCCTCAAATTCATCTTCAGAAAGAGATTTGTTTGAATATCCCTTTCGCTCATCATAAAAAACTCCTTGCCTTAATTCATTATATCTTTTCCCAAGCTCATTGGTCTTTTTTTCTGTGTCTGCATATGACTTCGCTAATTGTTCTGCTTCTTCACGAGCTTTTTTCCCAGCTTCAATAGCACGCTCGTCAGCAGTAACCCAGTTGTAAACGGCTTTTACAAGCCCTTCTATAACTTTTGTAGCCACTGTGATAGCTATGGTTGTTAATCCTACAGACAAAAACGATTTTCCTACAGTAGCTAAACCACCCGCAAGACTAGATAGCGTGCCACCAGTCTAAACTGCAACCTCCCCAGTCATACCAAGCCGTTCGTTCAATGTCGCAACAGCAGTTCCCATACTAAGAGAAGCGGCTTCAGCACCATCCATATCCTTAAGCATTGGTCCAAATAACTCAGATGTCTTCATGGTCTCTGGAGTCAATCCACGTTTAGCCATTGTTGTAAAGAAATTATCATCATCGTTAAATTTCATGCCAGAAAAGACATTTTGCATCTATTTCTATAATGGGCTAAGTTCCTTTTTGATGGCAGAATCACTTACATTGCCCAACAGCATAGAGATAATTCCAGCTCCGTTCTTAGACCCTAGCATTCCAAAACCTTTGCGCTGAAGGAACATGCTTATTATAGGAGCTATAACTGTACTGAAACTTCCAAGCTTCTCCGTTAATGTAGAGAATATCTTAACTGCGCCAGCGCCGAGGTCTACAAACACTTTAAGCCAATCACTGTTAATAGTAACAGACGCAAGTTTTTGTAAAGCATTTTGTAACTTGGTCATCTTAGCTTGAATAGAATCAAGATAGATATCAAGCTCTTTTTGACCAATGCCCTTTGAATTCTATGATTGTGTATAAGCTTCTTCAAGTACAGTTGGATTCTATAATATAGAAGCAAGAATATTACTTCTTGTCTTACCAGCAAGTAATTCAAGTAATGCATTACTAGTGTTTGTACCGAACTGATTATCTTTTTCGACAATCTAATCGTAAACCTTTGAAATATCCAATAAGATATCATAAGTACTTCTTAGACGGCCATTGTCATCCAATACGCTTATACCATTTGGATTATCAGCGGTAGCAGTATATTTTCTTACTTTCGCATCTACTTTAGATTGCGTTTGTACAATAAAGTCAGAAGTATCTTCTCCGAGTTCTTCAAGTTCAGCTTTCGCATCTTCGGTTCCGGCGATACGAAGTGCTACTGTACGCACACCCATACTAGCCTTGCTCATGTCCTGAGTAATATCATTTGCAGCAGTTAGCAAAGCAAGAGATTGGTCAATATCATTGCCAGCAACCTTAAGAACAGAAGATACGTTCCTCATACCATACGCAAGCTGATCAGTACTCGAACTGAAATTATCACCAACACCATTTAATTTATCAATAAAATCTTCATACGATAAATCTTTAAATGCCTGTCGCATAGATACAAGAGAAGTAGTAGCATCATCAATATTTGTAAACTCGGAAACGTTCAGTAACTTAACAGATGCCTGTGCGGCTTCTGATGCTTCCTCAAATGATTTACCAAGTCTTAACCATGCAGCAGTGGATTCCTAGATTTGTTGAGCAGTACCACCAATGTCATTCGCTTGGCTAAACGTTAATTGCTGCCATTCTTTTAATGACGACAATGATTCACTGCTAACTTTTCTTACCTCCATGAGGGCAGTATCAAGTTCTTTTACTATCCCAACAGCCTGTCTGAAAATACCAATTACTCTATAGAAGCTTGCAAAACTTAAAAGATATCTGCCAAGGTTCTTAAAACTAACGCCAAGCATATCAACAAAACTTCTACCTGTTTTGCCGGCCTTCGCAGCTTCCGCATCAATTCTGTTTAATTCGGCTGAGATTTCTTTTAACATAGAAACTGGGACATCGCTAGAAAGTGTACTATATAACTCACCTACCTAATTCCTAAGTGATTCTGGAGCAGCAGTATTCTTCTCCAACCATTTCCCAGCTTTCGCCTATAAGGCAGTTCTAGTATTTGTATTCGCAGTCTTATAGTTTGGGTCATTCTTTAATTCAGCAATTGCCTTATTAATTTCGGTTCTCAGTTTTTCTGCTTTATTTATATCTTCTTGGTCTACTAGCTATATATCACGTAACTCCTAAAATTTCCGCTTTATTTCAGCGACCTTTTGATCTAACTCTGGTGTAAAGAATTCCTAGTTTATTGATAAGTTGTTATCAAGCTCTTTCTATATATCATCATATGAATTTCTTATTTTGTCAGTTCGATTTTTTAAACTCTTTTCCGCCGCATCCGCCTGTGCTTTTTCATATTCTTCACGTCTATCGGCTACTATTTTTTCTAGTTCTTTACGTTTTTCTAACGCTGCGACTTCTTTTTCTGTTAATGAAATACCATTTTGTTTTTTCTTTGCAATTTCAGCTTCATATTCATTAATTTCCCTCAAAAGCTTTTCTTCTTTTGCAATTGCAGTAAGAGATGCACGCTCATTTTTACCACTGACTTTTCTTTGATTCTTTTCATCTTGTAAAGCATAGTATTGCATCAAATTGTCCAACTGCTTTTCCGCAGCATCGTTCGCTTTCTTCTCATTCACATCTGGATTAATACTAGCTTGAACAGATGCAGTTCTTCTTTCTTTTGCAGAAACAGAGAGTACTTTAGATAAATCTTTTAATGCTTCCGCATTTTTTATGATGTCATTAATTGGCTACAAAATATTAGGCATTGCCGCAGATTTTCCTAGATTCCTAAACTGTTCAACTAGCATCTCAATAGCAGTAGCCAAGTCAATCATGTTATCAACATTCGCCTTTGAAACTTTCATCGACTTCATTAAATCAGATAATTGAGTAGAAGCATTAGAAATATCTGATGCACCTTTTAACGCATCTACTAAACCCTAAACAGCAGCGGAAAGCGTTTCAAGATTAGTAGATATGTTTTCACCACTAGAGAAATCATTGATCGCTTGAATTAAATCTCTTAAAGCACCAAAATCCTATACATTGCCAGAGGTCGCAAAAGCGGTCTGCAAAGTCTCTGCTAACTCTTTGATTTTATTTATTTCTAAATCTATAAGGTCATCAACTTCTACCTATTCAGATCTGAATGCCTGTGTTTTTGTATCAACAGCATTTGGAACATCCGTTGTTAACTTTGAAATTAGTTTATCAAAAACACTTTCTTCTCCCAAAACGGACTGCTCTGTTGCACGCTGTTCTTCTGAAAGTTTTGCAGATAAATCGCCAAATAATACTCCATTAGCAGGTATTTGTGTCGAAGTTTTTTGCGATGTTAAAGGCCCATTGGAACCAGCAGATGTAAGTTGTACCCATTTTTTAGATGTCTCATCAAATGTAACACCAAGTTCTTTTGCTTTTTGATTTAATCTTTCTATTGCCTCTTCGCCAGAATACTAAGCCAAACCCTACTTTGGATAAAAAGAATCACTTAATTCTTCCCAATAATTTTCTAACTCCTATGGTGCTCCATGCTTTCCTTTAAACTTGTAATCAACTGCACTATCAAAAATTTTTGCTTGCTTTCTATTGCGATATATATCTAACGTTTTTAATAAATCTGCTTCATCTTCTAGCGTCTCAGACATTGTTTTAAGGTCAGAAATATCTGGTAAATAATTTCCGAAATAACTATCAGTATCTGCAAACTATTTGCTTTCTAAGCGATACTAAGTCACAGACTCAATAAGCTTGTCAATAGCTTCTTTTTCTTTAAGAAATCCTTCTGCACGTTTTGTTGCTTCTTCCTGTGATAATGTTGATGTATCTACATCTGTTTTTTGTAAAGAAGCATTTCTCTCTTTTATAACTTTGACTTCATCTGATAATTGCTTTATTTTTTCAAGATGTGCTTCATAATCTTTCCCGCCGTTTTGTTGCAGAACATTTAATCTTTCTTGTGCATCAATTAGACCGCCCCAAAAAGACATCTAGTCATCATCTAATGATGACGTTATAGATGGTGCTTTCTTAAACAAATTATTATAAATATCCTAGATATGATCTGGCAAAAGCTTATCTGTATATTTTATTAGCCCAAAATCCTAACTTAATCTTAGTTTATTAAATGGGGCTGCGAATTCATTTTCATAATTAATATCTTTACGACCATTTAAATAGTCTTGATATAGCGAGTCTTCAATAGCTTTAACTTCATTCTATATTTCATTAACTAATTGCTAACTAGATTTTACACCGTTCTCTCCAAAAAGGTATTTTGATACAATTCCATCCGGATCCATCCTTGATACGTCTGCTTTTAATCTTTCTAAATACCTTTGTGTTTCTTCGATACTTTTTTTAACCTATTCGCTATAAACGTTTGTTGATGTATCTTGAATTTGTGTCTTTGACTCAGATTTTTCTTGTCTATCTACTACTATATGAAAAGGCTATTCATCTAAACCACTTTGGACATCAGACCTAATATCTTCTTTATTTACCTATATATCTATATTAAATGATGCTTCATCTAAACTAGCCTAGATATCCGACTTAACCTAATTGAGGCTCTACTAATCTACATGCAGTTTTATTTCTGATACTTCGCTAGGTTGTCCACCTGGCGTCTCGGAAGTATTCCCTCGTGTTCGACCAAACAAGTGCTAGTTTATGTCATCAAAAGAAATTGGATGCGCTTTATTCTAAACATCCATCAAGTTGTTTATAATATCTTGTGTATTGATACCCTATATACCTTCTGCATAGTTGTTTGCCAATTCTTCTATTATATTTTCTGGATTCATCGCCTTGTTTGAAAGTATTTTCATAAGAACAGCTTTATAAAAATATTCTGCGACATTAACATTCTCTCCAAATGAAATATCAAATGGATGTGTCTTGTCAATATCAAATAGTATATTTCCCAAAGCATATGAATCATTAGTGTTACCACGAGTAATATCTACACCATTAATTTTTAATAATTGTTTTTGAAGTTCAGTAGATACACTCGTGCTTTTCCCCATATCTTCAACTGATGCAAACGATGAAACTCGCTTAATCTCTGAGTCAATAAACTTTGAAAAATCTTCAAATGACACGCCAAATTTTGAGAAGAAATCTTTGTATTCCTCAAACAACTAATCAGAACTATTCGTCCCATGTAATAGCTTTGTATATTTTTCTGTCTCCTGTACAGAATTAAAAACAAATGCAGTAATTTTCGTTAACATGGATGTATAATCATCCATCGCATCATCACTATTAAGATTTAATAATTCTGGACTATACTTAGATAAATCAGTAACATACAAAAATTTCTATACGTCCTAAGAACGATTCTAAAATGCTTCAATAATGTCAAGTAAATTCGAAGCCCAGTATGTACCAGTACCAAGAGATCCAAGTAATCCACGTTCTTTAACAAATCTTAAAGAATCTGCTGGCATATAATCTGGACTAGATAATACCGATTGCTCCAAATTACCAGAATGGAATACAGGTAATTGCATTTTTCCAGCAAGCTCATCTAGCTTTTTATAAAGTGCATCAGCATCTTTTTGTACATCATATATATGCTCTTTCACACCATCAAAAATACGAACTTTTTTAGACATATCATCTGGAATCTCTATATTTGGTTTTGTATATTCAGTATTTTCCGCTTTTTTATTAGATGGAGTTACATCAACTGTTATACCATCGGAGACGAGATCCTTGACTTTGTCCAAGAAGTCTTCGCTAGGCTTAGTATCTACTGTAACAGACTAACCATTAATCTATTCCTATAAATCTTCAATAAACTTTGATCCATCTGGTTTAGCCGTAACAGTAGCCTCGCCAGTCTCACTAGAACTAGTAACCCCTTCGACCAGCCTTTTTTTTTGCTATTCTAATTCCTAAAGTTTTTGCGTTAATGATTCTATTGCTGCAGATTGCTCCTAAATTGCTTTCAAATCAACATAAGATGATAGTACTTTCCCTTCAAAATCACCTTCCGCATTCGGATCAAACTTTTCATAAATGTAATTACATTTTTCATCTATTTCATTTTTAAGTTTTTCTGTCGATGCGATTTTAGATTCTTGACCGCCAAGCTCATAATAAGTAGTGATTAAATCCACAAACTTTTGAGCTTTCTCTAATGGAATATTATCTCCAAATTTATCAAGCTCAGAAACCATTTCAGCGATATCTGTTTTAATAGATGAAATTAAACTAGCTTTTGTTTTACTATCAAGATCCTCCGATATTTTTGTACCCTTTTTCAATTCCTCTAACTTATTTTTAGCTTCATCAATTTGAGATGTAAGATTAGTAATTTCATCTGTTATCCTTTTTATTTCTTCTTCAGTCTCTTTATTATATGCGCCACTGCCAGATCCATTCCCATCACCATTGCCAGTACCGCTCCCATTCCCAAATCCGAGTTTCCTTCGTTCTGCAATAGCAGTAAACATCTTCTGTAAGTCACTTTGCAGAGTCGAAAAAACATCTAATATTTGAGACCTAAATGCGTCAACATTAACTTGTTTGCTTAACAACTCCCCAATCTATTGATATTGCTAAGAAATAAAATCACCAATCTGCTACTTATTTGTATCTAATCCTTTATATATATCTAGTTTATTTTTTTGCAAATCTTGCATAGTGTGATATAGCTGCTCTAGTTTTTCTGCTCTTTCTACTATATTTAAATAATTTGTATCATCAAGTGGAGACTATACATCTTGCATTAATCCCTATAATAACTTTGACACATTGCCTTTTGTTACTTTTTTACCATCTCCAACATATTTTTGAACCATTTGGGAGAGGTCTAAAAAAGAACCTTTCATCCCATCCTGTATGCTTTCTCTAAACTATAATCCAATTTCTTCACCAGATTTTCCGACAAATGTTTCTAACTATTTTAACTACTTTGAAAGTGTTCCCCCTTGAATATTAAAGAATACATTAGATAAGTCATCTGGTTTTATATCGGCTATATCTTTTAGCACCTTTTCAAGGTCTTTCGTATCAGCAGTAATCCTAGTTTTAATGAGGTCCCCCTCTATTTCTGCCTTAATGTTGTTATATTGTTTTTCAAGCTAATCGAATGCCTGTTTGCTCCTCAAATTAAGGTCAATATCAACCTAATAGTCACTTCTAAACGCCACAATATCACCGCCTTTATATTAACGAGATCCTATCCCAACTTTTTTTAACATGTTACGATTTGTAATTAGCTTTACATCGCCAGTTTTGGAATTTGCAAAACCATCAAACCACTCATCAAAAATATCCCATGGAGATGGCTCCATAACTGGATTTGCTAAATTACCATGAATACCATATATCCATGTACGTTCAAATACATAATCTACTGGGTCGTGATAAGGATTTCCCAAATACGATGGGTCAATCTTCATATTTACATGAATTGAAAATACAACATCTTCGCCATTGTTATTACGCAAAGACCCAGTAGTTTTTTCATCATAACTATAGGAAATACTAGAGCCTAAATATGTACTATATGTCCTATAATATCCATCGCTTTCTGGCATATCATCATAAAAAGCCTATACACAATCGACATACTTATTAAACATTTTGTCACCAATCTAATATGCAATCGTAGGAAGGGTATCACGTATCCGATTTTTTAAGTCCCGATAAATTTTATTTAATGTACGCATATAGTACACCACTCCTTTCCTAAAAACGTAAAAAAAGGGGTTAAACTCAAATGCTTTATTTGAATTTAACCCCATATTATTATTTGATATTCTCTTTAATCATATTCACAATTTGCTCCATGTCTAAGCTTTCTAAAACAGGAGCAACAGAAGCACCTATGAGTCTTCCAAATCTATTTACTTGCTTACTAATGAAAGCATGATTTTCATATTCATTTGTTATTAAATCATCACATACCAACTGCAAAATCATGTTAAATTCCTTTAATTCTCTTTGATTGATATTTCGTATAACCAAATCAAAGACACCACTACTATTTAACAGGTTAAAATCTTCTAACATCTTTCCATTTTGCTTTTGGCGTTCAATATTTGTAAATAAATCAATTGTCGCCATACACGTTAACATATATTTAACCGTAGAATCCACATGAAGGAACCTAGTCTCTGTACCATCGGCTTGTGTCTCTGTTTGCCAATATGCAATATCAGCAATAGCATTCGCCGTGTTCACCTTTTCTTCATATGGTACATATTCATTTTTAATATATTTCTGTATTAGATCAACCTTTTCATCTTCGGTTTTCTTAGCATTAAATAAAGTCATAAATGTTGATAATTTAATTGATGCCATAATATATCTCCTTTTTATCAAAAAAGGTCTAGGAGCTGTGACACCCCTAGACCCTAAACATTAACTATTTTCCATTTGCCTAATTAGATTCTGTATTGCATCCTTATCTTTCTGATTATCCGCTTCCATCATAAGATGGTTAAGTTTTTCTATCATATCATATTCACATATGCTTGTCCTATGAGGATAGCATCAGAAACATCATCAGTTACATTGTCAATTCCATATAACTCAAACACTTTTTGCTTTGACCATTCTTTTAATTCATCTCGCTTTTTAGGCTTTTTACCTGGATCTATCAGTTTTCTCCACTCTGTAGGGCGAAGGCTGTAGTAATCTATATCATTGACTACGCAGTTGCCATATACTGCTCCAAGTATCATTGTAAGCATTCGCTGAACAGCCGGGTTTCTAACCACAACGGTCATCTCGGTTACAACAACAGTAGGAGAGTAGCACTCTATTAATCTATATATTTCAGAAATCATTTGTTCCATTCTTAGATCAGTATCCTTCTAATTCTTTATAGATATAACATCACTAACTACGTACTTTCCGTTTTCAAAATACGCCCAGCCAGTTGAGCTGGTTGATGTGTCCAATGCTAATAGTTTTTCTTTCATCTTGTTTCACCTTACAACATCATTAATAATATCAGCCATCTTACCCAGTTCATCTCTTGCAAGCTATCCAGAACCAGTGTCTTTGATTAATGCATGAGCAAGATGTAAGCAAAAATTCTAAAGAAATTCATCTCTATCATCTGAGAGTTCTTCATGGTCTTTAAATACTACATTCACATAATTATTGTATGTGTCTATACATTTACGTGTATTTACATAATAATCTTTCATATCCTTTTACCTCCTTAGATTTATTCATATAAATCTATTAACATTGAGTCATCAATATCTATATTATCAGACTCATAATTATCCATGTATTTATAAACATCAAAATATTCTAAAATACCTAGTTCTTTTCGCATAAAATTTACATATTGCTCAAGCTACTCTGGCGTATTACCAAATCTTCCATATATACTGTGGAAACTAATAGGGCTACTAATACTATGATGTATTTTGCACATACATATTCCAGTATTAGGATTAAATCTTTCATGCGGATACGCTGCAAACGGATAAATATGATGTACCTCAATATCTTTATGTGAACCACAAACAATACAACTCCAATTGTCCTTTTCTTGAACTGCTCGTCTATATTCATAATACAACGGACTAGTACGAAGCTCTCTTAGATATTGTGAATTATATGAATCTAACCCGCCATCTGGCTCTATCCACTATGGCGCTTTATGTCTATATTGCCCACCACACGTAGTCTTCTTTCCACTTTTTAATTTTGAAGAACTGACAGAAACAATATTCCCACAAGAACACTCGCACGCCCAATAATATTGTCCATTTTTGGTTTTCTCTTCATCTAGCCCAATAACATGTAGTTCTCCTATTTGTCTACCCGAAAAATCTTCTTTAGTGTTATTCCAATAAACCCCGCCGTTACAATACTTACAGACCATTTTTCTTGTTGTTTTTTCAGTCACAGCATATATTTTTTTCTATACGCTCTCATGTATACCAGCTGGACAACAAAAATAATATTTTTTCTTGGTTCCAAATGGTACTTCAGACGGCAAAACATCATTTTTGTCGTAATCCCATAATTGTAGAATGTCTTCTCTATTATTTGTAATACACCAATCTTCAAAAGACTATTTAAAAATATATCTATTCCCCACAGCATTACCTCCCTGTAGTAATCCACCCCTAATTGTAATAAATGCGAGAAATGAGAGTTAGGGATTACTCTCGCACAAGGGTAATTACTCCTTATGTTTTCTCGCATAGAACGGGGGCGCTCAGGGTCGAACTGAGATCAAGAGGGTTAGGGCCTCCTGTGCTTCCATTACACCACACCCCAATAATAAAAGCCCTCATAAAATGAGGGCCTACATAACAATTTAATTATTCTTCTTTCACTAATCTGTATTCAATCTCAAGTGGAATTTTAACAAACACCCCCGCATCAGATCCTAATTCATGCTGATAAAAATCATAAGATAAATCAGCCGCACCAGAAGTCGCATACTTTGTTGCTTCCTCAATATTTGTAGTAATTTCCCACTTTCCAGGCTCATGTAGGCTTCTTAGATAACACGTTTTACCTGTATTATCTATTGAACATAGTACATAAGCCTTTCTTACCTTTTCTATATGCTTCATCCAATTCTCCTTAAATCTTCAACACTTCTCTTCAATACATCAACAGTATAATTAATCTCATCTATAGTATTTTCTTTAGACAACGTGAACCTAATACTAGAACTTGCATCTTCATCAGATAGCCCGATTGCCTTTAACACATGTGATGGCTCTGGAGAAAATGCATTGCAAGCAGAACCAGTTGATGCGTAGATGCCATTCATTGCTAATTGGCTTAATAACTGTTCGCCACGAATTCCAATAAATGATATATTCAGATTATTTTGTAATCTATTATGTAAATCTCCATTTACAATAATATTAGGAATTTCAGCTTTAATTTTACTTAGCATATAATCCCTAAGACCAGCAACAATTGCCCTATGATATATATTATCTAAATCGCACGACAGATCAGCTGCTTTAGCCATACCAACTATACCAGGAACATTTTCAGTACCAGCCCTCATGCCGCCTTGTTGCATACCACCTAAAATAAACGGTTGTAATTTAATACACTTATTTACATACAAAAATCCAACACCTTTTGGTCCATTAAATTTATGAGCACTTGCGCTCAACATATCAATCCCTAATTCATTAACATCCAATTCCTTATGTCCATAGGCTTGTACTGCATCAGTATGAAATGCAATACCATAATCAAAAGCGATTTTGGCTATATCCAATATGGGCTGAATAGTACCAATTTCATTATTGGCAGTCATGATAGATATAAGAGAAGTATTTGTCTTAATACTTTTTTCCAACTCCTCTAGTATTATCATTCCATGCTCATCAACATTTATATAACTAACATCTACCCCAATTGACTCAAGGTATTTACAAGTATTAAGAACCGCATGATGCTCTATCTTTGACGTTATAATATGTTGACCAGGCTGTGCATAACGCAATGCCCAATTGTCGGATTCAGTTCCACCAGATGTAAAATATATTTCATTTGCTTCACATCCAATAGTATTAGCTATTGTTTTACGGCAATCTTGCAATACATCATTTACATCATAAGCCATATCATAGTTGGCAGAAGGATTATAGAAGCTATCTTTGTAATATGGAATCATTGCCTCCACAACATCTGCGAATGGTTTTGTCGTTGCCGCATTATCCATGTAAATCATTGGCTTCATTCTACAGTTCCTCCCACAAGTTTGTGCTTTCACACCATCGGTTATATGCCTCTTTTGTATCATTCCTATCAAACAAAACTACCAATACAGGATTGTTCGACTTAAAATCAATAGATGGATAAATATCTACTGGGATTTTTCCAAGACGCATATAACTACATATCTATCGAATATTCACCAATCGAACAACCTAAGATGGATAGTAGTCTTTTCCTGTTACATCGGAATGAACTATATTGTCTCTATCCATATCCTTTTACTCCTTTTGCTCATTAAAAATGGTAAAAAAAGGGGTTAGCTCATGAATGTGAGCCAACCCCGCTAGACTAAGAAATATACCTAGTCCCATTATTAATAGTTAAACTATACCTGTTTAACTATGGTTGTATTTAATCACATTCACTATTATTTTCCAAATTTATTTGGCTTATATTTATTTTGAGTATTTACTTTTTTCTCAAACTTGTGAAGTTGAGCCGTAACATTTTTTTCTTCTGTCTCAGCTTTATCAACTTTCTTATCTTCTTTAACTTCATCTTTTACTTCTTCAACTACAACTTCCGTAGCTGGTTCTGTAACTACCTTTTCAACAACAGCCTCATTAGCGTTATTCAACTCTACACGCTGAATATCTTTGATTGTCGCTTGCATCCATGCTGGAAGTTTATTCTTGTATGATAAATCTAACTTTTGAAGCCTAGCAGCTTCCACCTCTGGCTCCTGCCAATGATTAATAAACCCAGCAGTTACGTTATAAAGGTCTTTACAGTTCGCACAGCAATAGGCATCATGCCAACGCTCCATATGTGCAAACCTGCTACATGTCGGGCAGTATTCATAATGCTTTCCGCATACAGTACAATATCTATCAAATCTTCCTTCTTTTGCCATAATATAATTCCTCCTCTATATCAATTCCTTATTGTCTAATTCTTTGCCCCATATGATATTGCCTCATTCTGAGGGATTGAAATAGAGCAAAAATTATAGAAGAGTAGCTAGCTTTTACACTAGCTACTCTAATTAAGTCAAATTTACAATTACTCTTCCTCGTCATCTTCTACAACATAGATGCTGTAAAGGCGCTTGTCGGCATCACAATAGTCAACCTGGAGAGATCCGCTGAAATCAATAGTCTGATTATCAGAACTCAGAGAAACTTCACTCTCAGGGCTAACCTGGAAGGACGGGATATCAATATATGCTGCACGTAAAGTATCAGCTTCGCATGGGTCTACGCACAGAACCTTAAGCACAAGACGGATTGTGCCAGGGAACTTATCTGCCATGTTGGTCATCTCAACCGCACCAGAAGTAAGCTCACGGTCATAACGGATGAGATACTGAACATAATCACCGCTCAGAGGCAGAGTTACAACGCCAGTTTGGTCATCATATACAAAAGTAGTAGCAGTAGCTGTTCCACCTGTCTGGAACTCAGTGCCAAGAGTGCCATTGGTCTCCATGCCATAAACCTTTGGAGTGCCAGTTACATTAGCAAGGGTAACAGTAGCTCCATTAGAAGCTTTTGCAACAATGATACCAGGAGCGGTGATCTTGCGAGTTGCATTTGCTTCCATCTTACCAGAACCAGCTTCCTCACCAAGGATGTTCAGATTGATGAATGCGTTAGTTGCAGTGAACTCACCAGTCTTTGCTCTCCAGAATCTCTTCACAAGGTTGCCGTCTTTGTCGGTAACATCGTTAGACTCTGCGGAGATATTGATAGTTGCTTCCTAAAGCTGAGTCAGAGTATAAAGAACATTACCATGAGAATCCTCAGCAGTAGCCACCTATATGCGGTCAATAATAAGGTCATCTAACTTAAAGGCCATAATCATATCCTCCTTTTCTATAATATTAATTTGTTATAAACATAGTTATTTTGCGGGAACTATATCCCTCATAAAATTGAATTCATCCTTATCAATTTTTGATGTATCACAGAAACCAGAATATGCTCCCTTCAAAAGAGCAGAAGTAGACTCATAGATTTGTAGTCTCTGTACGCTATCCATAAATTGAACAAAATTAACTTCACGGAGTTCATTAAGGTTATACTTAAATCCAGGATGGTTAATACAAGAAGATATCAATGGAAGAAGAGAAGATGTAGGTATATCTTCTCCTTTGCGCTCCTTAGCTATAAGGTTCATGCGCTCTTCTTCAATAATTGATTCTTTTGTAATCCGTCCCTTCGCCTTTTCTACTTTTGGATATATATTGAAAGCAGCTTTTAAATACTAAGAAATAAGAGTATAATCCTACTCAGATATTTCTATATCCTATTCGGGACTATATAAAGTAACTTTCTATACATCAACCATTTCTCCGTCTTCATTCTTTTCCTAGACAGTTTTATGGAATAGTCCAAACTACTGAAAGTCCACGTTACCAAACATCATTTTGCTGACATCTGGATTTTCGGTTTTATATAACATCAAAAACAATTCATAATCAGAAATTTTATTCCAATCAATACCATTGTCCCATAGCATTAATCTATAAGTTGTAGGATTCGCAATCCAAATATATAACGTCTGATAAAATGTTATGTCGGAATTATCTAATCTCAGTATATCCCCAACAGTTGGTATCAATACTGTCATACCATTTCCAACTTCAAATGGTTCTCCGAAATACATCTTTAGACGGTCAAATTTAGGCTGATTCTGTTTATCCGCCAATCTTATTCACCACCAAAGAAGAACCATTTCTCGTCTTGACGATATCATTAACACTAAGCAATTCAAACGTTATAGTTCTTGTTGCGTAATCATTATCTGTTACAGATGGGACATCAGATACAACATGGCATTGTGTACCAAATTTGTTGGTCCAATTAAATATATCTTTAATCCTCGCACCAATTAAATCATGGCGTGCTATACCAGTACGTTTTTCTATGTTTGTCTTTTCTTCACACAAAACATAAAAAATAATCTGTTGTAACTTTGTAGCATTCCCATTATATCTTGGCATTTCTTTCCATGATGTCTCATAACAAATAAAGTTCTAGACATTGTGCTATGTAGGATGAATTAAAAAAGCTGGGAGTATGTTAACGCCGAGATAGTCGCTAGGATCTGCCTCGACGCTCTCCAACTCCTTGTTATTAAGCAAATAGATAATCAATGGATCATCTATCAAACTTTTTTTAATAATTTCTTTAAAACGCACATTGTCATCATCCATTACAGTTTTATACTGAAGGAGAGTTTGAAGTTGTTCATTCGTCAAATCCATGCTATCCCTCCTTATAATGCGATGATTTCAATTTGCATAGATGCAGTGACATCTTCAAATGTGTTTGTAACTGTTAGTATTTTGCCGACATACATGTCATCACCCAAGAACTTAACTTTAATCTTATTGGCATCATCTGTACTGATTATGCTCAAAAGTTCATCATTGACATTTTCGCCATCAATCGAAAATGACCAAGTGCCAACCTCGTGGTCTTGTATAATAACATCATCGTCATAATACGAAATTGTAAATGTCTTTGAAGAACCGCCAACCTTAAATTGCGGTTTCCCAGAACATGTTATTTTCGCTGTGACTAATTCATCGTGTTCGCTGTTGTCAACAATAGCAGGAGTTGGAGCGACCTCGGTTTCATTCCAATCCGCCCACCAAGCGGTCACGTTACCATCTTCATCATAATCCGCTTTTAGAGTATGCTAATTCGCAAGATCCTGTGCGCAAGTAAACACTACAACACCTTTTGAATTCGAACGATTTATCTTACTGATTTGCCAAACTCTTGGCTCAGTAAGTACGTGAGCATCAATCACTAGGTAGGTATTATAATAAAGCATTTCCGTATCACGATTTAATGGTAAGCAGAACTTAACCTGGTCTTCTGGCTGTTGAAATTTATAATCCAACCAAAGTCCAGAGTTATATGAATTCTGGCTTCTGCTAACACCTGGAAACTCATAATATTTCCCGTTCTTTATCCACCTATATATTTCATCACAGCGCAATACTTCCCAAGTTGGGAATTGATTTTTATCCCTGTCGGCAGTAGCAACCACTAGCCAACGTCTATAGATACCATCTTCTCCCTATAACCATACATATAAACCTATTGGGTATCTAGCATTATAACGTTTGCCAAATACTTCATCATAATAATCAACTGCACATTCATGTCCAGGACGAAATTGAATATGCATTGTTACCTCATCCTTCTCATATGTCTTTTTGCTATGCGCAATAAATTTCACATCGATTGGAATAGGATTTGGATCATCTTTAGGATTAAAACCTTCTAGCTTTAACCGATTTTCTGGAGTCGTATGGTAATAGTCAAAAAAATATCCAACCTAATATTGTATATCTTGGTTAAATGTAGCATCCATGATCATATCAGATTGCATTTTCCTTGCACGACCTGGGATATCTGTCTTATGTATCTTTTGAAAATCAGCAAAGGTAATCATATCAATCACCTTCCTTTACACGCATAATCTCAGACCCAGCATCCAATATCAGCTTCCTATAAGTATGGTAATTGAAAGAATCACTCTAAAACTCAGCCAATGCCGCTTCAAGAAGACTCATGGTTTGAACCAATTCTGGTGGTTCAAGCAAAATACTATTTAATCCATTGAGCTTACGCTACAAACTGCGAAACGCATCTGCAACATTTACATTGGGATAATCATCCCTAGTTTGTGGGTCAACATAAAGAAGTAAAAAATAGATGGATTTTCGAATCTTGTATTTTACAGAATTAATCTACTCAGAAGAGTATGAGCCATATTTAGTATTCATGACTCACCTATATATACGTTATTTATATACCCTCTGTCTCTAATTAATTTGCGAACATCATTCTTAGCCCTATGGTACATATCCTTTAATTCGGTCATATGATTAGCCTAAGAATAGTATTTCTATTCGCTATTAGAATAAAACTAAGAAGTTAGAAGAGTAGAATGATACTTTGGGGAAACCCATTCGGCTACCATGCCAAGAGCAATCAATTCCTCTACAAAATCCTTGTCCTCATCTTCGGAGATAGGGTATTTCATTGTATATTCAATCTGTTCAATATCTTCATCGAATGTCAATGTATCAAACAGCCGTCTAATATACGGCTGTGATAACACAGACTTCATCCATCCATTCATCATTTCATTAACTAGATTTGTATCTAAGCCCACAATATTGTAATCTTCAACACGGAGAAAAAACCGTGAATAGATATCTTCAAATTCAGAGGTCATATAATACCACCTCCGTTAAATTAATTTTTGAACTCAGCTAATAAACTTAAGTTCGTTCCAAAAATCTCATCAAGTGCTTTAATCTTTTTAACACTATCAAGTGTACCTTCATTAATCGAAGATGCCGCAAGAACTTTTAAAGATTCTACGGCACTTTTGGGAAGTGCCGAAATTTCTTCAAGCATTCTTTCTAACGGATACGCAAGGACCATTTCAAGATCACTTACTGTATAGTTCTCAGTATAGAACTTCTTTAGTTGGGGGAATTCCTCAATAAAGTCCTCGTCTTCAATAATAAGCATTGGCCCGAATAAATAGGAAGACCTCGTTCTCACAGCAGCCGCAAGATCAGCGTACTCAACCTGTGTTTTGTCTCCATATTCGACCCATTCATAAAGCATATGAGTTTTGGCCCCTTCCATATAAAGTCCGCCTTGAATAATAGAACGGCAAACAATACCATCTGAATCAGAGAATTTCTTTTTCTCTTTTACGACAGGCTTTTCCTTTTGTGCCGTAACTTTTACTTCTGGCTTTTCTACTACTTGTTCAGTAGCAGTTGTAGTTCTTTTTCTAGTAGCTGCCATTTGTTATCTCCTTTTAATCATAAATCAGTAGTCATCATGCAGTAAGAGTCCACTGACCAAAATAGCGTCCAAGCTGTGTAGCAATACCATAGGAACGCTGTACTTCATACTTCATGATGTCATCCCAGCGACCATGCTCTTCGCCCTTCTCGGTGATTTCATCAATTTCGGTTTCGCCTACATCGACCATCTTGATAAACTTATCAGTCTAATCAGCCGGGAGAATCCAAAGCTTGGTGTTATCAATAAGCGGAGTAAGATCTGTCTGGCTAGTAAATCTCTGCGGGATCTCCATCAGAACAGTACCTTCATAGTCACCCATTCTTCCAGAATGAGAAACATCTTCCTTAAGGGACTGTGCTCTCCAATTAACATCGGAAAGTGCATTCAGCTTCTTAAGAGCAGTCTTAGTACCAAGAATTACAATTGCAGACTCATTTGCAGTCTGTACATTCTCAAGGATTGCATCAAAAGCATCCTTTGTGGTAGCAGAAAGTGCACCAGTTCCAACAAAACCAGTTCTAACTGCAGCCGGAATCTTATTTGCAGCATTCAGAAGTTCTGCATAGATTTCTTGCTGAATCTGGACAGTAAATGCCTTTGCAATAGCATTGGTAAGCTTTGTCCAGTCTTCTCTACCAATCATATACATGTTAATATCTGCACCAACTGCAGCACCATATCTCTGATAAGGAATGGTAAGAGTCTCGCCCTTGCCAAGTCTCTGAAGGATATAGTCATGATGACTTACACCAACTTTAGCGATGGAAAGAATGACATCTTTCTCCATATAGAACTCATAAGCATCGCCAAGTGCAATATTTCTATAATCAACAAAGTTGTTGAAGAATTCATTATCCTTGAAGCCATTGCTGATTACAACATCAATAACTTCCTCAATGATATCAAAGAACTCACGACCATGCTCTCTGTAAGCACGTTTAAGTTCTCTCTTGGAAGAGTTTTCATTTACGCCAAATACCTTCTGGCAAATGCTACGCAGTTTTGCTTCAGCTTCAGCCTTTGGAACAACACGGCCAGACTCTTCATCATAAATCTCATTGCCCATAGCAAGATCGAACATAAGATTCTTTACTTCATCATAATTAGTCTCCATCTCGGAGAATACATTCATTACATGAGCAGAAAAATTAAGTTTCTTCATATTCTATTACCTCCTTCCTTTAATATTTTAATTAAGCTCCGACAGCCCACTTCTTAGAAGCAACAGTCAGTGCTTTACCCTTTGCTGGAGTTCCAGAGAATCCTTCTTCGGATACTTCCCAAATATCGCCAACCGTGCAAACATAAGCCTTTACAACCTCATCTGCATCATTGAAGAAATTGGAGAGATCAGCGAGTTCTCTCGGAGATTCATAAGGGATTATCGGGGAGTTGTAAACAACCAGTGCCTCTTTAGCAGCTGGAACAGCAGTAATCTCTACATACCAGTTGCCATTAGCTGCTTGATCGACAATCTTACCAGTGATTCCACTTGGAGCTGCCGCCTCAGCATAATTATCAAAAGAATTCCAATCGCCACGACCGATTACGTTACCGTTATCAGCAGCTGTGGTGAGCGTGATGTTATAAATATGAGCACCCATGCTTCCAGCCAGAACCTTGGACGGGAAAGCAACAGCATGCTTAGTCATATTGGGTTTTCCATAAGCCATAACAATATCTCCTTTCTTATTTAATATTTATTTTACTTTTTGAATAAACTTCCATACCGTCCAGTCTTATTTGATTTCTTTTGACCAAACAGTTTTACGCCAACAGGTTTCTTTTCTTGCTGTGAGTTGAACTCAAGCTTGTTATTCTTTGCAAACGCAAGAAGTAAATCATCAGCAGCCTTTCTAACTTCTTCTACAGACATATCAAAATGCTTTTCGACAGTCTTAAGCTCCGAAAATTCTTCAGTCTCTGCAATCTGAGAATATTCATCAGAATTCAGAATCTGCATCTTTTCTGGCTCCGCCTCATACTGAGCAAGTTTGTCAGACATAGAAGAGTAGTTAGCCCTCATATCATCAAGTTTCTTTATCTCATCTTCTGTGAGATACTGTGCATATACTGCAACTCTATCTCCAACAAGTGAATAAACATCTTTCTTGACTTTATAGGACTGCTTGTATGCCTTGTCATTCCACCAGTCTTTCATAACAACATATTTCTCATCATCATACACAGTAACATCATACCAGGCATTATCCGTTTCAGAATATGTGTCATTAACCAACGTACTCAAAGCGTAAATTTTGTCTTGAAGACTAACAGAGAAATCCTTTGTAATTTCACCATATGTTACAGAATGAGTAATCTTTTTGCTTGGCAGAGTATCATCATCAATTACTGCCTCAGGCTCTTCAGGTTCACTAGGCTCTTCTGGCTCTACTGGATCGTCATCAGCAAACTCTTTCACAGGCTCATCTTCTTCTGGATTCTCTTCGGGTTCAGAGGCAGAAGGTTCTTCCTCGCCAAATGCTTTTGCAAATGCCTCTTCAAGTTCTTCATCCGTTAGTCCTTCATAATCGAAATCAATATCTTCTACGGTTTTGCCGTATTTCTCTAATAACTCATCAAATTTCACTTGATTTTTTCCTCCTTCCTCTAATAGTTGTGCGGTATCTGCCGCTTTATTACTAAGCCGTTCTGCAACGGCATCAGCAATCGAATTAATCATTTCAGCGTTGAAAGTAAGAGAATTATTCTCAACGCTAAAATCCTCAATCTGAATATGTGCACCTTCCATACCTTCCATGACTTCTTCGCCAGTATCTGGGTCAACGCCAAGGCATGTAAGTCCCATTACATCGACATCTTCCAGCATAAGCACTTTGTCTTTAGCGGAATAAGAAAGCTCATTGACAGCAAGTTCAACACTAACACGAGTACCATTTTTACGCTCAATGATTTCAGCGGCATCAGTATACTCACGAGGTATTGCAACTTTTGCATAAACATTCATTCTATCATCGTGATCTGGGTCTTGCTCCATATAAGCACTATCAGCTGTAAAGCACCCAATCTACTTTTCAAAATAAACATATTCGCCATTTTCATCTACATCAAAATCATGGCTAGTAAAATCTTTTACACCATCAATTTCACAGAAGTTCGCCAGCACTGGCTTGTATGCTAAGTTCTTAATTGCTTTCTTAGCCGCATCTTCTGTCAAGTTGGATCGGTTTCTATTAATGCCAGTATGAAAAGCTAATACATTTGCATATAACATAGTTGGGTCATCGGACTTTTCCTAACTAAACTAGGCTGGAATTTGCACACAAATCTGATATCCAGATTCTTTTGAACTAAACCTTGTAAAATCATGTTCATCGCAGAATTTCACAAGGTCTTCAAATGTTAGCAGTTTCCTATGCAAAACACTCACTCCTTTCTCAAGATTTTCTCCGAGAGGAGATTATTAGAAACGAAGGATGTCTGAAACATGACATCCTTCCAAATCATCAGTACTAAATTTTAGTTTATCTTTTTCATTAACAAATACCCACTTATCGCCCTCTTTTGCAAGCTCAACAAGCCCAGAATCTCGGAGCAACTTTGCAGTATTTTCATCATTTGTCTTAATAAATTTATTTTTCATTTATACCATCCCTTTAATCATTCTGCCGCAGTATCTCTGCTTCTATCACCAGATTCTGATAACTCATCGTCTGGAGTTGTTGGTCTACCAACATTCGACTGCGTATAAGATGTGCTCAACGGTCTGAATTTATCTGCCAAACTAAGAATATCTACTTCAAGATTATTTAGTGCTATAACATCTTTCTCTGAATACCCATTGCAAGCACCATAAGCAAAGATAGTTGGGAAACCATTTTGCGCAGCAGTCAGTAATTGTTCTTTATAATCTGGAAGTGTATAAACACTAACTGGGAAGAATTTTACTTTGCAAGGATCGCTTAGTACTAATTGCAATCTATGATTAACCCAACTCTGCACCTGTGGGAGAAGAGAGGAAATAGCATATTCAGTATTTACTTGTGTCGCAAGCTTGAATGCATATGTGTTATTTATAGTACTTCCATTAAGTACTTCAGCACCACCAGCCGTATTAAGAACTGTTTCTGTCGCTTTCATAACTTTGGTAGTATCAGAAGCAGTACTGTCTGGGAACGATATTTCATTCAACTTACCTGGGACAATTGCAGCAGACATATTCGGCGGTATTGCTTCGTCAACCATTTTGTTAAAATAGTTAACAGCCAAATCCACATCTACTTTCCAATCATCTGGAGTATCAGTGCCATCAAGTGTTTCCAACTCATACCAAATTAATTTATATATTTCCTGCTCCGCCGCTACTGCTTGAATATCCTCAAGGTCTAACAAATTAATAAGTGAATTAGCCATCGGCATGAGTGGCCCAAGAGCTGTCTCAGTATCCTCTGATCTGTACTTTGTACATAGAGAATACTGTTCAGGCATTGGTTGCCACTTCTCGCTAGTAGATTGATAATCATTATATATCTGCTGAAATGGCTCTGGAAAATATTCAATCAGTTCTTGATGACTACGCAAGTATGTTGCATCAACAGCATATGCAAATTCTCCAGTCATATATTTACCAATAATCCTCGCAGAATCCGCTGGCCATGGCAGAACAAAAACACCATCATCATCCTCAAACCAAACATTATAACTAACATCCTATATAAAATTTGTTACAAATATTGGATAAAATTCCTGTTGCAGTCGCATCTTATCAAGTTCATCAACAGTTTCCTAGAAAGACTTTAATGTCTTTGTTGGATTATTTGTCTTTGTCAAATCATGATTCGGTATCACTGATCTGCAATAAAGAACAAACATATTGCTGAAAAACAGCACAAGCCTAGCATATACTTGCGACCTATAGAATAAATACCAAGATAAATTCCTTAGTCTCGCTTCGTTACTAACTATATTTTGAAAATATCCACGAAGAGTTTCTTTATCAAAAACACCAACATTTCGGGTGGAATTTTTAGTAAAATCTCTTAACTTCTTAAAGGCATCTTGTGAATCAGCAAAACGTTGTTTCAAATATTCATCCGAATATTGTTTCACAAACTCTGCTTTACTCATCTTTTCTGGTGCCGCTTTAGACACCTCAGTTGAATTTGCCATCAGCAAACACCTCCTTAAAATGAACTAAATCGTCTTGCTGGACGGATTGATAAGCGATTAACCAAATCATCACTATTAGGTTTTTTTCTTTGACGAATCTAATCTTCCTATCTCATCATCGCTAAACAATGAGCCAAAAGACAAAGCGTATAGCTTCTATCATCACCAATTATATTTGAAAAACCAGGAGCAAGATCATAACGTATATTACCGTTCGACGATTTATATCTATACATATGAGTCACTTCCTCTTTCATAGCATCAATCTGTTTTAATGCCTACTCTTCCTCAAGACTAAGTTTGTATACCTCTTCCTTTTCCTCGCCATCTTCTTCTGTGAGAAATGTAAGATTACCATGATAATCATAATCAGCAGTAAATGATATTAAATCCTGCTCAATCAATTCTATCAATTCAGTATACATTTGTACTTTATACTTTGTTGGTTCAATCATTCTTATTAAATCTATATTATCTGGATATCTCTTAATGTAAGGTTGGCAGAATTCATATGTTTCATCCATCAATCCTTTGTGATGAAAATCTTCTTCCCCTTTATGATGCTCTTCATAAAAATCATCAAACAAATAAGCTAATACCTAAGTAGCACCACCACCAGATCCAGCATCCATCATTAGATATTTGATATTCGCATAATCTGGTACTCCAACGCCGTTGTAATTTATTAACTCTTCCTATACACGCTTAACCTGTTCTGGAGTAGTTAGTGGTTTCCTAGTCTCTTTGTCAAGAAGATTAATACAGTTAACAATTTCCATATACCAACCACGTTTATCAGAATGGAGTAGTTTGCCAACACTTAAGATACTATTATCTTTTTTAGCAGCTAAGTCCCATGCTAAAACATATAAGCTGTCACCATCTGCATTTACAAGTTCTGGTGCTCTGACAACGCTATTCCTCAAAATCTGTGATTTCTTAACGATAATCTAGTCGCCGCCATCGATATCAAATTTGTTCCTATACTCCCTATTTGCCTTAAGAGGATTAATCTTCATTTCAGAATCTATCTTCTCTTGCGTAAGAAGCGGAACAGGATATACTTTTCCATTGTATGTAGCATTCATAACTAAATCACAGTCTATATCAAAACAAGCATATCTCTTGTCCCCAGCCATACTATGCAAAGAATATTCTTTATACATTCTGTAAAAATAATCATCTACAGATCCGGCAGACGATGCAAAAATAACTTGGTTTGGGAAGTTTGGCGGCAATAATGATACATCAATATTTCCACCAAGTGCGAAGTCTGAATTCTATGTTACGAATGGAAGGGTAGCAGTATACATATCTTCAAGAACATAAGATGCCTCATCATAGAAATTTAATCGTGAGCGTTTACCACGACTAGCATCAAAGTTTGAATTGACCGTAGCTATAGTTGAACCAGAATACAATTTATAACTCCACGAATTTGGGTTATGAGAAAAACCATTTGAATTCGCTTGACTCTTTACAAGTTCATTCATAAATACATCGGTAAGTCCAGTAAAACTAGCAATCTCTTTCTTGGTTATTGCCTCAATCTTTTTCATCATTCCAATACTTTGTGCGCCAGTACCAGAAAGTATATAACCCTCAAAGTATGGAAGTAGAAGAGTCTTTGCCATTAAGAAAGGACTGCCGAGTGTTGTTTTACCGCTAGATCTACTCATACACCAAACGACATACGGAGTTATCCAGCTCTCCATAAAAACATATTTCTAATAATCAAGGAATTCAATTCCCATAAACCGCTCACAAAACTTTACTGGGTTTCTGCGTCCCCACTAAACTATCTGAGCAGTCTTCTTTAATCCTTCAAGCCTAAGATTAGACATATCATAGTAAGTAGGCTTCACAAAATACGTGAAATTCTTAGGGTTAAATTCTTTTATTTTATCACCCAACAAAACAATTTCTTCACTCATCTATCACATTTAACGCTTCATCGATTATTTTTTTCTCAATAAGAAAATCCTTTAAGTCTTTGTTTTCTTTTTTGAGTAGCCTACAATATTCGACAGCGTCGTCCCTTTCTTTCTATAATTTATGTAGCAATTTTGCTTGATGCTGCACCTCTCGTTCCCAATCATTTTCGTCTGGGTTAAGCTGTTCCATCTGATTTTTAAAATTTGCCTCCATAATCTGAGATATGGCAGCATTTGTTTCATAATCAAATGTATTAATTTCTATGTCATCAAGATTCATCTCAGACATCTCTTTAATAATACCACTGAGAGTTCCAGCCCCCTTACTCTTACTGTTATTATGGTTGACTGATATTCCATTGTCTTTTGCAAGAGCTAGTGCAGAATTAATCATCTTTTGCTTAGTATCAGCAAGAGACTTAATTGTCGCAATGACAGCCGGATTTTCCCCAAGCTGTTTCTTATATTTTGAGATAGCATCATTAATTGTTTTTATATCTTTGAAACTTTGAACAATCTCTATAACGGCTTCAAGCTTTAAGCCGTCATCCCTTACAGAATCATCAAAGTAACTTACCAATTTAGCATATAAGATTGGCTGTTCTTCAAGCGGTTCATTTTCAAATGGATCATAGCCAAGAAAACGAAGAGTAGTCTTCTTATTAATTTCATAAGTAGTTCTTACATCTTCAGACAAATCCTCAGCAGTAGTAGGCTCTTTAACAACATATTGTCCACCACCAACAACACCTTTCTTGAACATATCAGAATCGAAGAAGTCCATGCCAACCCATTGGACCATTGCGATATTTTTAATATAGGCGACCCAAGGATTTGACTTTGTTTTCCCAGCAACAAGGTTATCAGATTCCTATACACTTGAATCCCATACGGAATTAACAAACGGTTTATTTAAAAGTTTAAGTGCCTCTATGCAAGACTCTTTAGTAACGCCATGCTCGATTCCGTCATCATCAACTTGTAAAGCCACTTTCCTAGCACATTCTTTACAAACACACCCAACTTCACATTTACAACGAGGGTTCGTATTCACATAAAATTTGCTTTTGTCTTTCATTACCCCACAGACAATGCATCTTACTCCATCCTCGAGTAACTTTTTCATCTTTTCATTTTCTGCCCGAACTTGTGCTATGGGGACTTTTTTTTCTTGTTTTACTACGGCCACCGTAGCACCTCCTTTTAATCATTAAATTACTATATATCTATATTTTCTTTCCAATAAAATCCATATGCCATTTTGCGTCTACCATTAATTGCATCGGCAATATGTGCATTTTTTAATTCGTCTCCAAGTGCTCTTGCAGCACCCCTTACGGAATTATACGTTGCAATTAATTGCCAATTTTTATCATATTGGCATATTACTCTTTTTGGTAATGTGTCTTCATTATTATTTAATATTTTTTTAATCTGTTTTTCACATTCATAATCAGAAAGATGTTTTGGAATACACTCATTTCCAGTGATATTCCCATCATATAGTAATGTAATACATGTGCTACTATAGATATTCTTAATTAAGTAGCACTTATTATTATAGAATGTCGCAAAATAATCAACATCATTTTCTGAATATTTCTACCTAACAATTTCACTAGAGTTGCTTCTTGTCGAAGTGGTTGAAAATTCTATTCCAGTCTTATTATTATTTTCACGACATGTCTTAACTTGTATTTTTTTTAATATACCATTAAAATCTGCAATCATGTCATATCTACAATCTTCGCATAATGGAGTACAAATATTGTACCCAAGCTAAGAAAGATATAACTAGCACGATAATTCAGTTATTAATCCAATCTATTTTGTTTTATTCATATTTATTCCTATCCTTTCACCTATCCTATTTATTATAAGAGCGGGTATGCACCGGATAGGATAGTACATAATATAAAGCTCATGACTTCTTTATACTACCCGCTCAATAAATTTCTGTGTATGGATTTGAACCATAGATCAGTTGCGCTACCTATTGCGCCACAGAAGCAAATATGGCTAAGTCATATAAATACATGACCTAGCCTCACTAATATCAATCACAATAATTATATACAATATCCCAAGCTTTTTCTTCCGTTAGCTTTTCTGAACCACGATACTTGAATTTACCATGTCCCAATTCACTATGGTAGCAACAAGTAAAGCCAAGTGCGTCATCATCTAAACAAAGACAAGGGACTTTAGATGAATCTTCAATTTCAGAATCAAACTCAAATATAATCACATTCTTAGCGTCATTAGCATCAAGATAATCCTTGGAAAACTCATCTTCAACCCAAACCCTGTCTGCCTCAATTGTAAGATATCTCTTATGCATCTCATTATACATCTTATCAACCCAAAGCTCATCTTCTGCATATTCAAGATAGTATGCATTTTCATAACCATCTGAATCTGGCATATTCAGTTCACCATTTACAAATACAGCATTGGTATTCTTAATAATTGTATTTAATATTTCTACAATTACTTCATAGCTACCAACTACTACTGAATGATGCCCTTCGATGTTATTAAAAGCAATCATTTCTGCTGAGATTTGAGCGATATCATCAATCACTATTTTTCTCATATCCTTTTACTCCTTATAATCTCATATCATATATACATTCCAAACCATTATTGTTAACAACAAAAACAGTCTGTTCTGGTTTCCCGACCAATCGCTTCGAAATAGAATATTCATCTGGCCCCATGAAAGACCCAGATTGTATAATTTTCGTTGTATTGTCGGTAGTATATGCGTTAAAGTGTCTATGCCCCATAACAATAATATCTGGAGTATAGCCAAGTAGCTTTGTCATATTTCTTGTAACATTACTCATGTCATCTTTATCACCATGGACAAATACAAGTTTTGATCCCAAGACAGTAGTAGTTACAATCCCAGAATCTACTTCGTTACTATAACAATATAAATTTGGATAGCTTTGAAGCCTTGATTTTACAAACGGCACAACTAGCTCATCCATGTTTTCATGAGCAAGACCGTCATCCTTTTTGGGATTAATTCGCCCATGATTTCCAGGAGCTACATAAAACTCAACAGTATTAAAACGTGTACTTAAAACCGCAAGAAAATCACATATATAATCGGTTACATTTAGAAATTGTTCAATTAAATCTTGGTTGTTCTGTAAACGGATTGTCGGATGGATTAACCCAGAAACAAGTTCAGATGCTAATACTACAACATCTCCCGCATCATGTCGAACAGCAATATCTTCTATGTAATCAAGGTAATACTTCATCATTTGCCTTAATACATCTTCATTATATTCGTTCCAATAGTTGCTAATCTGAATTCCCATGTGCACATCAGTTAAAGGAGCTACAACTACGGAGCTTCCCCTTTTAATTTGAGTATGCACACTTACATCATAATCAAGAGGATGCTTGCCAGCAGCTTCTTCTATAGCACGAATGAATTGTTCTTGATATGACTCTTTCCGTGCTTCCTCCCGAATCAATCTTTTGTATTCGGTTCTTTCATCACGGAGTTTTACTTTTTCTTTTTCTAATTCACGTTTTATAGAAATAAGTTCGTCTGCATCTGATTTATTAGCAGTGCCAAACTCTTCACTGTAATCACGTAATGCGGCGAACTTCTTTCTATATGTAGATTCATTCCACTCAACACCAGGCTCACGGAGGTTCTTATTAAATACACCAGCAAGTTCTTGCCATGTCATATCAAGTAGCCCAGCGTCTTTTGCTTCGCCGAGTCTTTTGATATAACCTAACTCAGTCTCCCCTTTTTTCCTGCTGATGTCTATAACAGACATTATTAATCCTCCACGGATCCGCTAAGATCCTGGCTCATCTTTACAGCAATGGTAAGTTCAATCTCTTCATTTCTAAAACTCTTTAGACATTTCTCAATATCTATTTGAGCCTCTTCCTTATCATCATTGATATATGTAATCACCTTACCATCTTCTGAAAGATGTCCTTTTATTGCAAACTTATCTACCATATTTCTAATAAAATTGGGGTTCTTTGCCATATCCTTTTTCTCCTTATAAAAAAAAGAGGGCAGTATCGCCCTCAGAATATTTCTTCAATATTATCAATTAGCTTGTCAACAACATGATACTTAAGTAAATCATCGCCGGAAATATACCAATCCTTGGCTTTATTCCTTCCAAATAATTTAGCATCAATATCAGTTCTCTCCAAGATAAATTCTTTCATAGAATTGAGCTGCTTCTTATAATCCTTCTGGGCTTCTTCAATCTGCTCCGCAGTACCCTGGAAACCAGCTTGCCCAGAATGAACAAGCATCCTAGAATGCTTTAGTGCATAACGCTTAGAGCCAGACAAGAAAATAAGAAGTCCAGCAGACATTGCTATACCCATACTTACTGTAATAATAGGAATCCTACTTGATTCGCAGATATCACAAAAACAGAAAGCCTGGTCTAAATCTCCACCATATGAGAACACCCATATATATATAGGCTTCAACTCATCTTTGGGGATGTCCTTTTCTTCAAAGTTCATTTGAAGAATTGTTTTTCCAAGTTCTATCAAAGAATAGTCTTCCATAATTTCATAATCTATAAAAAAATGTCTATTTTTCCTAAGCCACCAGTAATTGTATTCTTCTGGCGCAGGAATTTCACTAGACTTTGTATTACCAACAAATGGTACAAATAATTCTTCAAGTTCGCCCATTCGCAATCACTCCTCTACAGACGTTTTCTTTAATTCGGCAATATTAGATAATGCTTCAATTTTCTTCTTCAAGATATCAATCTCAGATTGCAGCTCATGCTCACTTTTGCTCTGTGCTTTTTCTGCAAGAACCTTAGTTAATACCTCCTGAAATGCGTCATCGTTTCTGAATACAAAAACTGTCCGCTTGCGATCTGGGTCTGTTCTGTCTGGCTTAAGATCGATAATCCTTACCTTGTCTCCACCGACTTCAAGCAGTCTCCTTGCAATAGAGTACTTACGGATTACCTTCCCAAGTTCATTGTCTTCCTTACTAGTATATACATTCTCTAATGTCCTAATCATCATGATAAATTCTCCTTTTAATCATTTTTTGTATATGTTTCAGTAATCTTTAAATTTCGGTATTCATTTAATATATTCTTGCTCTTAAATGATTCCGTCATAAAATATCTTTTGCCACGAGATTTTTTTGTTCTGCTACTCATATGCACATCTTCAGAACGTCCATTATCTCGCAACATCTTTGCCTCATCTTGTGTTATTTCTACCATTTATATTCTCCTTCAATGTATTTCAGTAAATGCTTACTGATAAATAGAATATGTGCGACTTGAACGCCTCCTCATGGTCCCAAACCAAGCGTGCTACCATTACACCACATACTCTAAGTAGAGAGCACAACCTCTCCTTGTAGCGGGTCTCCCACTAGAATTTCCCAGCTTGACGTACCAGGTGGTGGGCCGAAAATATCAACCACGAATTAAACACTAAATTCTGTACACAAAAAGTAGACCTTCGCCTTGCCTCGATTATACGCACCCATATTCGGTCAATGTGATAACAAGTCTGAGCCTATAAGCCGTCGCCTATAAACTTCTTGCCACACTGGAATACACCAGCCTCCGCACATACAGGATTGGTTACCTGTAACTTTCACCCATCATTCAGAATGATAACATACGCATGTTCCACTACATGCCAATATTTTCATTGAAATTCGTTGTCTTGGGCTACTCACTCGTTGAACTGATCTTATACACAGATTTCTCTGTTTCACGACAAATCCTCTTATTTGGTGTTCCCCTACTTGCCCTCCTATAGGTTACCAGCCCATAGGCATCAGGGTTTCCCGCTCCTCACGGTGCTATTATGAGGACGACCAGACACAACCTTTGACTACATATAATCTCAGTACACATCCTTTTCTTTAGGCTTTTAGCCAGTATCCTTTATTGCCTCACGACAAGTGGGGGAGTAGTAATATAAAGTATCCCATACAAAACCACTCCGAAATACAGACGCTCTCAGCACGGTGATTAACCGCTCTGCACTGAGTTACTAGTTATGAACAGAATTTAGCATTTAATACATAAGGGGAGATATATTATACCTCCCCAAATGTGAAAGGAAAAAATGAAAAAATATACTATCACATCATAAAGTAGAAACTTACATTATTTATTTAGGAATTAATTGCTTCCTTAATTGCAATGCCAAATTTAGCCTTTGGTCTATACTTGGCTTCTACCTGGACGAGTTCTCCAGTTCTAGGATTTCTAGCTGTACGGCTTTCCTTAAATTCGGTATAAAACTTGATACCAGTAAACGGAGAAACCCCGTCATCATCCTTCATAGCAACGCTAATGCACTCACCAACAATATCAAGAACTTCACGCATATCTCTCTGCGAAAGTCCAGCCTTTTCTGCACACATTTTTACAAATTCCGTTTTCTTCATATTAAATTCTCCTTTTAATCCTTTTTACTCATTGTTAAGAGATCTCGATAGAAGTTTAACCTTTACCACTTCCAAAGGTACAAATCCTTTTCTTCATGAAGCCATATTTATATACGCCGCACTCGGCAATAGCGGCGGATAAAATGTAAAAATAAAAAATTAAAACACTTGTCTCATATAAGACTTTTTTGCAATGTCATGTAAATTGAGTAATTACTTAGTCCTAAATTTCATCGTTATTTATCTCTTCAACATTTTTGAAATTATTAAGAAACGTTTTTTTATTTATTCTATAGAGCATATTCATTGTTTTTCTGATATATTTTGATGCTTGTTTATACTTAAACGCATTTTTAACTCCCCAGTCTACACCCAAAACAGACCCAAGTAATCTATTCATCGTTAATCTAGATAGTTTAATTTTGCTAATCTTTTCAAGAACTTCATTAGTTTTTAAGAAGAGTAAGTCATAATAATCTTGCTCATCTGGATTATCTTGTAATAGCAACATGATTCTTTTTGTATATCCATCATAGTCCTCAATTATTTTTCTTATTTTTGACATTTGCCTATTATCAGCTGTCCCTGGCATTTTAATGAAATAATCAGATGTTGGAATATACTCCGCTTTATCAATACCTTGTATTTTGTCCAAACAATCTTGTAGCCAATTCATGGGGCAAATGATAGTGCTATCAATTCTCTGTTTGATTCTATTTTTATCTCTCTTTATTTCTTCTTGTGCTCTTTCCTTGCCATTTTTAGTAATAGGAATATCATGAGTCCATTTCATAAAAGCAGGGTAGTCCTTACTTTTCTTCATACACTCTTGGGAACGAATCCTCTTGATATCATCATTAACATCCACGGCAAAAACCTTTTTACATCCATCGATGGCCAGCTGCGCACACACAGCTAGGATTACAGTGTTCTCATAGTACTGTTGAGTGTTCTCATCAGCTATTCCATGATTAACATTTGACCAATAATAGCTTTGCGCTAACTGAGCAGTATCACTAGATCCGCCGATGGCTTTCTGCGCACTTTGCATCTTTATGTCCATCTTTGCATATTCAGTTAAGTTGTTGTCATATGATATTCCACTCTCTGGGATTTCATTAACAACTGTTGGAAATTCTTTGTATGCTACTCTTGCCGCCTCAACCATCTGCGGCTGATTAGTAACAAAGTTGAAATCTGAATCAAAATCCTCGCCGTTCATTCTAGCTTGTACATCAGTGTGAATACAGTTTACAGCCATGATATTATTACTGAATGCAAAGTACTTAGCCATAAGAGGATGCTTTACATTCTTAAAGTACCCAAGGTTATTGCTAGAATTGTGTGGATTACGAATACCGCAAAGATACTCGCCATCTTCAAATCTTGTAGTGTATACTTGTATAACACCATCCTCTGGGACAAGAGTTGGGTCATTGTTCCAGTCTTCTCCGACTGTATATAGCAATAGAGCGTATGGGTTACCGCAAACGGTTAAATTATCCCCCTCCACAGTAATCTTTCCACGCCGGAGCTTATTCACATATTGCCGAATAATTGTAGACTTATCAACCTTCCACATCTTGCTATTTGCAAACTCATGGTTCCAGACGTATAAATCCGCAAGCATTTCAAAATGGTTAACAGCCGTGGCGTTCTTTCGAAGGAACTTCTCAAACTCATCATCATTCCTTTTTAGTAGTTCAACATATTCAACGCTTGTCTTGGCTATCTGTTCTATATCTTCCTCAGAGCATGGAAGAGTATTAATCATCTGATAGGACATTTGCTGTACATCCCCAAGCTTCGACCTGTGATCTGTTTTGACAATTCCCCAAACACATCCATCAGCATTCAGCTTTTTCTTCCAATAATCATAAGCATTTGCCATTGAATCACCCATCAGTTCAACGAATTTCTTCCATTTAATAGCGTTGTCTGTTGTAATCATCTTTATGGAACTTGCCAGGTGTTTCATACCAAACATATCCTCTAGTTCCCAGGTATCAAAATCAATTCCATGTTCAGCGGCATAATCTTGTAAGAAGTTCTGAATATAAGTTCTGAATGCACATGCCTTAAAAAAATGGTTTCTTAGCAGTGCCATCCCATTGCACCATTCTGGGGCTACAGAACTTTCTATCAGTGCCATACCATCCCAAAGCGTATTTTTTACATCTGCTTCTTCACGATGTACTACGCATTTTGTGTGAGTCTCAGTCTTGCCTTTAACATCTAACTCATATTCTTCGGCACGAACTATATCAGCAATTGTATGGAAGAAACTGTCTTGGTCTTTTAATATTAAGACATCTTCAACAGGCATTTCCATAGTCCCTTCAATAGCGGAGGTGGAGAGCGGTGCGTATGCGGATATTTCTACAATCTTGGCATTCTTCTCTGGAAGCCTTGGACCAAGCCCCATAGTTAACCAATCATACGCTTTTTGGTACAGTTCCTCTCTGATAAACATACAAGAACCTTGTTTAGCCTTGGAAGGATTCCTATAAAGCATCTTATATCTGATGGTTTCTTCTATAAACTCACCAGTGGATTTGTTTAGCTTCTTATATGTAATAGGAACTCCATTCTCATAAAAGGTTTGGCGGATTTTATCCTTGCTGATTTTCTTATATAAATCTTTTTTGCTGTTTACTCGCTCTTCAATTTCACTAATCTTCTGAAGCTTCTCCTGGTCATCCCCAGCAGCCTTCTTCATCTCATCTAAGTGTTTAATTTCTTCTTTATAGCTACGCAGCCCAAACTGAAAGTCAATGCAGATAATATCTCTAGTTGACTCATCACGTTTGTCTGTCTTCATTCCATTTGCCTGGAGCCAACGCGTAAAAAGAGAGTGGTGAAGCATAGCATCTGTATAATCATAACGATCACGGATGCCCAGGTTCTTCCCATATACTGTCGCAGCTTTATAGTTCCGAATCTTCCAACCAAATTGGCCCAAAAAATCACCGCCTTAAATTTAAATATTAAACCACGTATAAATTATACTAAACATCCCATTTTCTGTCAACCTAGATTTTTCACATTTGTCCCTCTGAGTGCACACCCCATGGGGAGAAAGTGTGACTGTGAGTGCACACCCTATAATTATCTTTACACACATTAAAGCTGATAAACTAGGGGCGTAAACGTAAAATGTGCGTTTAAAGGGTGTGACTGTGAGTGCACACCCCTCATCTCAAGGAAATCCAGGTACTGCCTAGAAAAAAATGCGATTTTTGGGGTGGCGACCCTTCTATATTCTTATCAGCTACATTTTATAGCCGAACTAATAGGTTTATTTTCTCTTGCTAACAATTCTTTCCATCCACTGTTTGAGTAGAAGGAATGGACTGGGGTTAGTATATCTGCACCACGGAAGAATATATATGGGTTAACAGTATACACAGTGTTACTATTTCCAGAATACTCTTTAAGGATACTCCCTGTATCATGTCTTCCAATAACGCCCTTGTTTTTTAGTGAAGACATTATCTTGCGAACATAATCGTACTTGTAACCATGTAATTCAGCCAAATCGTGCATATTTAATATTTGAGATTTGCGATCCATAGTCCTACGGATAATGCAGTCTTCAAATGATACATGTGGAGTTAGACATATAGTGAACTTAAACTCCGGCAAGGTTAAATATTTTTCTAGCAGTGGAACAACATCATCATATATCTTAACGAATGTTTTGTTTGAGTTAAAGTTCTGAATATGAGACTTTGTGTACTCAATCTGTTCTGCACGTACTAGTGATAGGTTATCCCCAGTTTTTAGTGTATCTAGGATTTCGCCAGTTTCCATAGATACGATTGCCAAGTCATCTCTAATTATCTGCATAGACAATCTCCTCTGCGAGTTTTAACAGCTAAATATTAAATGACAATATTTTCGACAAAAGTATATTCGAATGTTTGAGATATGTCAACCCCAACCTCACCCAGGCTTCGCTCTGGGCCGCCCCACTCTTGGGGCTTGAGGGTGAACTGTCTGCGACGCTACGCTCTGCAGCCAGTTCACAATAACTTTGTACTCCTAGATAAATGGTTGTACGCACATAGATCATGAAAATCCAATATTTATGTACGCATTGAGAAAAGAAATTCAGTAGCAGAGAGCTAGGTGGTGGTGGTGACTATTGAATAGAAGGTTTTGGCTAGCGAGGGGGTTGGAGTACGCACCAGGATTTTGAGTGCGGCGGCGACCTGGACTTCTCACGCAATGGATATTTAGTGGCCGCCTTTGTGGCTGGGATTTTTCGATGGATTATTTTTTATATGTCACCTATGTTTTAAGGCGATTTTGTGGATTCCTTGGCTTTAAAAAGTCTTGCCCGGAAAATGGCTTGTTTTGGTTTTGCATTAATTAAATGCGATAGGCTTTTCGATATTCCATAAATTGGTTGGTGAAGCGTTGAATTTGTGGACAATATTTGGGTTTTGGAGTGAGTATTTTAAGAGAACTGCTTCCAGGAACGTCCAGGATTTAAGGAGTTAGTCCGCTGAAACCACCCCCCAATCGACAATTTCTATAAACTGTAATTTGTCGAAAAAGCCCGAAAATACAAGGGATTTGACAGATTGCAGCAATGTGCTTTAATGATGACAGTTCGAAACGAACGGAACACAAGCCGAGCGGTTCGGACAGCGCACATTGAAAATTGAATATCGGGTGTGAGTCATGGGACTTACTCAAAGTAGGGACTGTCTGAAACTGAATGGCAAGTCCGAGGTTACAAGTATGAGAAAGACTTGCGGTGCATAGGTGACTATGGGTAACACTGTTTCTCGGCGCTTTGAGTGCATTATCACACAAATTTTACACAGCCCCAAAAGTGGGCAGAAAGTGAGGATTACTATGACTAACACAACTATCAACGCAGGCAAGGTTAACTTTAACGTTAAGTCCGCCAAGGCATTCCGTGACACTATGGCTATTTGGCATATCTTCGACTTCGAACTTGCTGACTTGCGCAAGAAGAAAGCGCAGGAAGTCGCCAACGCCAAGGGTATCATTGCGACCAATCTTGAGCTGATTGACAAGAAGTCTTTCGGTATCCACGACAAGGCGTACTATGAGGATCAGATTGCGCAGATGGAGCAGAATATCCGTGAGTCTGAGAAACGTCTGTCTGATTGGCAGGCAGAGCAGGAAAAGGCTGTGTCCAAGGTTACCGCTATCTTTGGGAAGACCCTGTATAAGTCCTACGTGGCTTCCATGGAAGATGACAACGGCGCTTGGAGAGTATCCGCCTATACGCAGGCGATTGCGGACTTGCTTACTGCACAGGGGCTGACTCCCGCTTGGGATACCCTTGACACGCTCTACCACTGCGTCCGCAAGGGCAAGGGCACAGGTAGCAGTAAAGCCGAAACAGGCAAGCACAACAAGGCTATGACTGAGAACATGTGGAGAACCGTGTTTATGGGCGAGCTTTGCGACCTCATGGGCGACATTCTGCCCAAGTACAAGTTCATCCACATTCTGACCAAAGCCGAGAAAAAGGCTCTCAAGGCTCAGAATAAGTAATAATTAAGCCATGCTCACACCCGACTATTCAGACTCGACCGAGCGAGTATAAAAAGGCGTTAGGCTCGGTGCGTCCCTGCCCATTTTGGCAGGGGGTCGCACATTGACAATCGAATACTGCGTTTCCCGATTTTATGGGGGTTGTGCGCATAAGGATGGACACAGGATGTCTGCATGATTTAGCATGGTCAAGTATCTGTAAAAGTGTTTGTCGGCATGTCTGCGAATGTCAGCAGGATTAGCCTGTATGTATTTGGCGGTGTCACTTGTGAACGTGCGCTTCAAAACCGCTGATTTGGGGATGTATTCGGTTAAGATGGGTGAAATCGCACCTTGACAAAATCATAGGCGTGGCTATGTCCGAAAAGGGGAAGCTTCTGCAGCCGTATAATACCGTGCGCTTAGGCGGTATTGGCACAGCCGTGTATGGGTAATTCTGTTGCGGTGGGGCTACTGTGTGACGACATTTGGTCGGAGTGAGAGCTTTGTGCACAGTGTGCCAGGATAGGGCGTAGTCTATAACGTGACGGTGTAGAGTAGCCGTGACACGAACCATGCGTATTTTCATGCCCACAAGCGTGACTATGCGTATCAAATCCAACGTGGGTAACTCCACGGTGTGTGGGGGTCTATTCCCGATTTCTCTCTGCGGTTTTGCGAGGAATGACAGGGGATCATACTGTGCCGAGGGGTAGGTATGGTCAGCACATAACAGGCGTGGCGGAATATTATTCTGTGACGAGATAAATGCGGTCGGAGAAGTACGAGCATTAAGACTGACTAGCTCTGTATGTGCATGAGCACATAGAACTAGCAAGCATTCATTAACCCTGCATTTTGGGGTGATAGGCTGTGAAGAACCACCTTTGTATATGCTTGGTTTTCGTTGATGACGTAAGGCGGTAAAGTTACAGAAGTATAGATACGTGCATACGTACTCATGGGATAAGGGGACGTTTAAGCGAATAAAGCTGTGCATAGGAACAACTCCGCAGTGGTGAAAACCTGTGGTGAATAATGTCACGCAACATGTAGAAGTTGTCTAGCAGAGGACAATATTATGCCTAGTTCATTGGCACAAGGATGCGAATGATGTACAGAATAGGTGGGAGACTGTGAAGCATGGACGCTAGTTTGTGTGGAGTCGCTAGTGGGATACCACTCTCTTCAAATCCGACAGCGGTGTAATTGGGATAACCAGGCAATCCATCTAGGAGTCTGACGAGTGAAAGTCCGTTAACCTAGCACCCTTACTATGGTGGGGGTTGGGTTATACAAAGTCGAATGAGAGATGAGAACGACCAAACCGACTATAAATCCGATGAGGAATAGCAAAGGCTATAAGTGGGTAAAATAACCATAGCATTTATGAGAGTAAATATTTGGTACACACAATAAACCCAAGGATGATATTATCTTTGGGTTTATTTGGTTTTGGGGAACTATCCCAAATTTGGTGGCAAGGTTCGAGTCCTTGTGCTCTCATTGCATCAAGTATACTATTCTTAAGTATTATGATGCTTTCTGCCCCAAAGCTACGACCATTGCAGAGAACGTGGCTCTTCAGTGGTTGGATAGGGGTGTAATCAAAATATTAAAACATATATTTAGGAGGAAAAAACATGAAGATTGTGAATCTTACCCCGCACAGAATTGACTTTTGTACTGCTGATGGTTCTCCGCTTATGTCCGTAGAGCCATCGGGAACTATCGCACGGGTTTCGGTAAAGACCGAGACAATCGGCGAAATCGCAGGTATTCCTGTAACAAAATCCGTATATTCGGATGTCGTGGATCTTCCAGCACCGCAGGAGGAAACTGTATATGTTGTTTCATCCCTTGTCGCACAGAGATGTGTTGACAGGGATGATGTGTTCATCCCGAATGAGTCCGTCCGTGACTCAGAAGGAAAAATTATTGGATGCAAGTCCCTCGGAAAAGTAGACGGAATGGATAAGGAGGCCGCAGCGCATCTGCTCGGATTTTATTCCGCAGACGCAGCGTGGGTTGCAATGATGCATTCATAAGATAAGAAAGGAAACGAAATGAGGGAAAAGATTTATCTCTGCGTAATGGTTGTATGTTTCATAGTCCTATGGGGACTAGCGGGACATTTTGATATCATGTGTATGTAAACTAATAACTAAATATTAAATAAGGAGGTAGCTAGAATGGCTATTATTAAGAACGCTACAAAAAAGGAAAACGAAATCAACTACACCGTACTCGAAGAGTGCGGTACTATCCAGGAACGGAAAGGCGGATATGCATTAAAACTGCGTTACATGCAGTGGAACGGTCGTGACCCTGTTTATGACCTTCGCCCGTGGAAGGTAAACGACCAGGGCGAAGAAATCTGCGCCAAGGGAATCACCCTCAGCGGTGAGGAACTTGAAAATCTCGGCAACATCATCGCAGAAATGATGAATTCATGATTAGATTGTGCCTACAAGGGAAGTGTGCTTGTGGGCATTCTTGTAACCATGAATATCTAGCAAAAGGAGAAAAAAACTATGAAAAGGAATGCGATTATGAACAATGTCTACTTTGGATGCGATGAAGACCTTGAGAAGGAGGGATATCCCTCTTGTAAAAAGGCAAAGGAAACCTGTAAAAGTTCCTGTTACTGCGCAAACTGCATGTATATGATTTGCGCAGGATCTGATTACACGGATAATGCACCGATGAGGTGCATGAAAGCTAGATAAGGAGGAAAAGCTATGAAAAAATTAATAACCATCTGTGTTTTTATCCTTATGTTGGGATCGCCGACCTATGCAAAAACGGTCGCAACGGAAACCATCAATGGGTATACAATCCGCATTACACAGCATGGGGACGCAACAAAAATAAAATGGTGCGGTAAGACATACCGCAAATACCACCATTTCAGAGGGGAAGTAAGGATTGTTTCCGAGGGAAAGTTGACCGCTAGAAAACTGTGGTCAAGAAAAGACAAAACGCTCTATATTGAGCGAATTGTTGGCAGAGTAATCAATAACCGTCTTGATGGTGTAAGTAGCAATGGTGGTTACATTAGTTACAAATGCCTCAAGGGAAAAGTCCATAAAGGAGATACAATTGTAACCTATTGTGTCTACAATCCATTTACAAGATGGATTGATGATGTTAGCGATAGGTTTGACATTATCTTGTAAAAAACATTTGTGATTAGACCTTGCCGTCAAGGGAAACTTTGGCGGTGAGGATGTAACCATGAACAAAGCAAAAGGAGGGAAATGAAAATTATGACAGAAGCAAAAGCAAGGGAGTTTTGGCGGGATCTCATGGGCACTCTGTGGGGTGACCCCGACACAAAGAGCACTCACGGGATTATGTCGGCTGAACTGATTGCCGACCATATGGAAATCTCTGTTGAAACAGCAAGCGAATTCCTTTTTGCTTGCATCAAGTACGGAATTACAGAGCGCCAGGGTGGCGGATATGTAGTTTAAGGAGGGAAAAGTAGTATGGATGGTGTAAATGTATTTGCTTATATGTCCAAACAGGGCAAGTCGGGCAAACGGAAATATGTGTATCAGAATTTTGATACACATGAATATTCCTTGGACAAGCTTGATGGAGTTGAATACAAAGAAAGCAAACTTGTATACCGCTTCATCGAGTGGTTGAACAAAGACTTGGCAATGGATTCTGAGTTGTTTGAGCGGTTCGGGATTAAACCGAAATGGAAAAAAATTTAAGGAGGAGAAGCGAAATGAAAATCTGTGAAAACTGTGTTTATTTTGATGCTTGTGGAGACATTGACAGGGAGATGCCGTGTGACGGCAGAAAGGAGAAGGAAATGAAAGTTCGTACTGTTAAAGAAGCATGCATTGATAGATACCTCAACGGAGAGCAGGATCTCCAAGAAGTAGCAACGGAAATACACAAGGCAGGATATTTCAACTACATCCCGTCTGAAAGCGAAACGCTTGAGTGGATGTTTGGGAAGGCAAATCCCTACTACATCCGCAATAAACAGCGTCGCCACGACCTTGCAGCAGTTCTTCAGATGGCAAAAGCAAATGGCTGCGAGTGTTATATAACCAAACACGAAAGCGGTTACGATTACGGTTACATGATTTTCAGCGAAGCGTTATACATGGGAAACTTTGTGTTTCCTTTGCCAGATGTAATCATGTATATTCAGAACGGAGACTTTTGGGGATGGGACTTCAGCATTGAGTACATTCCTTCAAGGGAAAACGGAACTGGATGCAGATGCAATGAAGAGTCTGTTTGCTCCATTGATTGGAACGGATTACTTCAGCAGAAAGCAGATGGGCTTGCATTTGCTAGAAAGCTTGGTGCTAAGCTATACAGAAGCGCCGATGAATGGAAAGCTAAGAAATGGAACTTTGAGGAACTGATTAAGCTTTAATAGAAACTAGGATTAATGATGAAAGGAGCGATAAAATGAAGTATACATTGATTAACTATTTTGATGTTTGGGGTAACAAAGATGATGGATGGGAAGTGAATGACCAGTGTATTGAGGCAGATGATATTGTAATCGCAGATGATGCAACACCAAAGGAAATCTGTGAGTACTTAAAATCGATTAAGATGTTGGCTACTTCTGATATGAGAAGACTTGAGGTGATTGATTGGGGAGACTTAATTGAAATTAATGAAAGGAAATCTGGTCGTCCGTTGTTTGGGTTACACATGAATTATTAAGTAGAAAGGAGACTGCTTTATGTGTGTTGTGAGTTGTTGTAAGGATTGCAATAATAGATATGTAGGTTGCCACGCTGAATGCAAACCATATCAGGAATGGAAAGTCGAGCAAGCCAAAGAAAAACGGTGGCTTACCAAAATGGACTACCGTGAGGGAAAACGAAAATCCAAAATTCTTAACATCATCCAGCTGTACGGAGATGAAGAAACGAAACAGAAATTTGGGATGTATAAATAAAAATTAAATATTAACATGTTGCGGATGCTGTGACTATAATGACACATCCGCAACGGAAAATAGATGAACTGCTAGATTTATCAGATGGGATACTAATTTATTCAGGAGGTGATTGGTTAAATGGCATATATTAAGCAGGCAGAGTTTCATATTAAAGGAACACCAAAGGAAGATGAGGTGTTCAAGATAACAACAGACAACTATGTAACTGCATGTCTCGGTTACGAAAAAGGCAAAGGGTACTACTGGAACATCCACAGATCCGGGAAATACACGATGAAATGTGATGGATTAGATGATGCCATCATGTGTTGTTACTGCTTGGGTGACAAGTCCCCAAGCGCATATGAACTCATTCTCCCAGTTAATCGGGCAAGCAAGAAAAGAGAACAGGAAGCCATCGCAATTTTTGATGCGGAGGTTATTGACGTTATTACCCAAAGGCTTGGATACGATATAGAAATGGAGTGATTATATGAGAAAACCCAAAACACTTGGTGAAGCATTAGAACAGGAGATGGGGCATCTTCACTTGATGTATCCCACAAAAATCACTGAATCGGAGCATGAGGCAATGAAGCGTGCCGAAAGAGAACATGCTCCTGGAATTGCAGTAAGAATGAACCCAAACACATTTCGGATTGAGTATTATGATGAAAAGACAGGTGAGATAGTTAGTAGTCATATCTAAGAGAGGAATTAAAATGATGACTTATACGCTTAGAAATTACTTCGATGTATGGGGGAACGCAAAAGATGGATGGGAAGTCAATAACTCTTGTATAGAGTTTAATGATCTTCACATCACAGAAGACGCAACAGAGAAAGATATCTTGAATTACCTAAAGGAAATCGGATTTCTCACTACATCCGACCGCCGTCGTGTAAGGTTGGACAATTCATATATGGATATGATTGAAATATACGAGGTAAAAGGGCACAAGCCAATTGGTGCTCTTATTATGAATTATTAAGTAAAGGAGATTATAGTATGAAAAAAATTGTAATTAAGCTTCCAGAAATTGACTATGTACTTGTTCATTGGGAAGAGAACTCAGTAACCCCTTGGGTAGCAGCTTGGGCATACAACGAAGACAATGGTTGTTGGGGGCAAGGACATTACTTTGTAGAACTCGCAGACGCAATCAAGTATCTTGCTAAGAAATTAGAAGAGAAGGGGTAAAATAATGTTAATTGGAACAATAGTGATGGTTATTGTGGATCATCCAGATGGATCAACAGAAAACACATTCGGCGAGATTGGAGTTGTTACCAAGATTGAGCACCATGCAACCTATGAAACTGATTACACTGTACATAGTCATTTTGGAGATTATTTATATGGTAGAAATCAGATAAGGGAACTCACAGATGAAGAGTGTAGAGATGCACTTTATGCTGAATTAATGAGGTGAATCAATATGAAGTTTTACAAAACAGATAATTTTGAGCTTGTTACAAGCGAACAGCTTGAAAAGGATTTTAATAATCTTAAAGAAAGCGGGGATCTTGCCGATTATGAAGATATCAATGTTTATACTGAAGCTTGTCAAAGCTACAACAATGGTATCTTAACAGAAATCTCCGCAGAGGATGCTAAAAGGATTGGTGTTGATACAATATATCACACTCAAGGGAACTATGGGGAGATTTCTCATACAGGGAAACACTACACAGAGTACATATTTGTACTTAAAGATACAATCGATAATGCAAAGGAAATTAAATGGGAGGGGGTGAACAACGTAATCGTCAATGAAGACGAGAACACCATTATCCAGGCAAGCGGGTACACAAGAGAACGTGGGTTGTTCTGTGATTTGTACTAATCAAAACCAAGGAGGAAATGACATGAAGACTTTGTTAGATAGACTTAAGACCATTTTCATTGACTATGATGATTTTGCTTCAACCACAAACGGAAACACGATTGTCGTTAGGCTTGATGATGATCGCAGAGTAAAAGTATCTCTTTGTGAAACATGGTGTCATGAACAGTATGACGCCATTAAGTTGTGCGTTGTAAGCAAAACGCATGGCATCATTGATACATGTATCTTGAAGTTCGCAGATGTGTTTGAATCCCCACAAGATATGTATCATCCGAACAAAATCAGTAAACATATATGGAAAACGAAAAACGAGTATCAGTGGTATGGGACACCCGTATGGAAAGATATCTCTGCCCTAAACACAGAGATTAAAAATTACATATCAACGTGGGAATAAATAAGGAGGAAAACCAATGTTAAAAGCAAAAGATATCTGTAATCGTGTAGCATTCAATGTGCCGTATGTAATGATTATCAGTTATATCCTTGACAAAGGACAGAGTGTGATAAAGGAAATCACAGATGAACAGATTGCAGAGGTCGAAGGAAACGCATTGATGACTGAAGGTTTTTGCAGAGCAATTATCCGTGCAGCTAGAGAGGTGGTGAGGGAATGCACGCAGGATGAAATCATTCAGCTAATCAAGGCAGAATGGTGTTGTAGTGGAGAAGAATATGACCCCGACAAAGAGCAGTTCGTTAAGGCAGATTGGTATGAAGAGGAGGAAAACGAAGATGAATAAGTGCTTCAATTGTGGATATAGTTGGTATGACGAGAATTTAGGTTATGAAACTTGCCACTATCCAGAGGATGAACCACATGAGTGG